CCAAGATCACAAACACATTTGGACCATCTCTTTCTCAAGTCCCTACATTTTTTAGTATTTTTTGTTTCTGGATTATTAAATAGTTCAAACCAATCATACCAAAGTTTATTGCACTTGCTATTTTTTTCAGTTAAGTGTGGTTCCCTATACATTAGGAACCTACTTGGGTTGTGTGCCCTTGACTACGTTACTATTTATTTAAAAAAATAAAAAAAAATGACCCCTATTCGGAGTCATTGTTATAAAGATCTTCCAGTTTCTCTCTGGATAAATCCACATACATAACCTCCTCCCCATCAGCAGGTGCTTCAGGATGACGTGGTTTAGGTTTAGGTTTTGGTTTATTCATTTCCACATTAATGGATTGAATGTTCCCCCACATCATCGCAAATGAAGCACCTGCGATGATACCGAAGCAAAGGAAGTAAAAAAATACTTCAAAGTTATTCATCATGCCTCCTGAAGAGATTGAACTGTGTTATGAAGTTCTCCAATGTCACGGAGACCTTCAGCACTGAACCACGGAGCATTTGCCCAACTGAATCCTTCACCCATGGTGCTATCGGGTGCTGTGATATACCAATGACATGCTGTGTCTGGTACATCTACAGCACACTTAGACCAATCATCACTCCACTGGGGGACTTGCACCCACATTAGAGCAGCAAACATAATAGTGAATAGATATTTAATCATTTGTGAGTCTCCGTTTTATGAGATGGTCTATTGAGAAATTACCAGGACCACTGAGGACAATACATGCTGAACCTCCCCAGTAAAGAACTAAAAGTTCTAACAAGTAGATATTGAATCCAGATGTAACTAGGGCATGATAAATTGCAAATGATATTGTACCTAAGATTGCTAAGGCACCCAGACGAGTGCCTAATCCACAGATAACCATCCAACTACCCACAACCTCAGCAAGTGCTGCGAAGTATGATGAGAAGATTGGGAATGGCAAGTGCAATGGTCTTACAAATGCATCCGCAAAGTTTTCAATGTTTTCTAGTTTCTCATATCCATGATGGATAAGCATCGTGCCTAACGCTATACGAAGTAATAAGAATCCTAGAGATTGAATCATAATGCATTTCCTCTTGGTAATACCTCTTCTGGGAATACAAACTGTTCGTGTGGTTGATCCACTGGTGCCATCCAAGCACGAAGACCTTCATTCAAGAGAATGTTCTTGGTATAGAAGGTTTCAAATTCTGGATCTTCTGCTGCTCTGATTTCTTGCGAAACAAAGTCATAAGCGCGAAGGTTGAGAGCAAGACCAATAATACCGATGGAACTTGTCCACAGACCCATAACAGGAACAAAGAGCATAAAGAAATGCAGCCACCTCTTATTACTAAACGCAATACCGAAGATCTGAGACCAGAAGCGGTTTGCTGTAACCATTGAATAGGTTTCTTCTTCTTGCGTTGGTTCAAACGCTTTGAATGTGTTTGCCTGTTCTCCATCTTCAAAAAGTGTATTCTCTACTGTGGCACCGTGAATAGCACAGAGAAGTGCTCCACCCAGTATACCAGCAACTCCCATCATATGGAAGGGATTGAGCGTCCAATTATGAAAGCCCTGGAGGAAGAGAAGGAAGCGGAAAATCGCCGCGACACCGAAACTCGGCGCAAAGAACCAAGAGGATTGTCCGAGAGGATAGATGAGAAATACAGAGACGAATACAGCAATAGGACCAGAAAAAGCAATCGCATTGTACGGTCTGATTCCTACTAAACGAGCAATCTCAAACTGTCGAAGCATAAAACCGATAAGAGCGAAGGCTCCGTGGAGCGCCACAAAATTCCAGAGTCCTCCAAGTTGGAACCACCGCTGAAGGTCCCCCTGAGACTCAGGACCCCAAAGTAGAAGAAGAGAATGACCCATAGCATCAGCAGGCGTTGACACAGCCGCTGTAAGGAAATTAGCACCCTCAAGATAACTACTTGCGAGTCCGTGGGTGTACCAGCTTGTAACAAACGTCGTGCCAGTAAGCCAGCCACCAATTGCGAAATAAGCAGTGGGAAAAAGAAGTAATCCAGACCAGCCCACAAAGATAAAGCGGTCGCGTTTAAGCCAGTCATCAAGGACATCGAACCACCCCCTTGTTGGTTGTTGTGATAGTGTTGAAGTTGTCATAACCTCCTATAGTTCTTTTCATATTTAGTTTACATATCTTTACGTTATAAGTCAATGCGTAACTATACCCACTCTATTCTTGGATATAAAAATTTGAGGCCATGTATCATGAATAATATGTATGACCTTATAAGAAGTATCAGACGTAATCATTCATCTCTACCTGACAAGAACAAACTAAATTGCGATCTCCATACACATTATCAATCCTTGCTACAGCAGGCCAAAACTTTTCTTCCTGCTCCATAGGATACGCTGCCTCTTGGCGAGTATAACTACGATCCCATTCTTCAGAAGAAACACACTTTGCGGTATGTGGTGCATTCTTTAGTAGATCCGGATTGGTATCAATTTCATGACGAATTTGTTTCATAGCATCTACAAATCTCTTGAGTTCATCAAATGATTCACTTTCAGTTGGTTCAACCATAATTGTTCCTGAAACAGGCCAACTTAGTGTTGGTGCATGAAATCCATAATCCATCAGACGCTTTGCAACATCCTCAGCAGTTACTTGTTTAAAGGGGCGAATATCTAGAATACATTCATGCGCTACTCTATTATTAGGACCACGATAAAGAACTGGAAAATAATCCTCAAGTTGATCTGCTAACCAATTGGCATTCAGTAAAGCAACCTCAGTGGCACTACGAAGACCGTCAGCGCCCATCATGCGGATATACATCCAAGGTATAGGAAGAATGCTTGCGCTCCCGTAAGGAGCAGCAGAGATATGTTGTGGTACAAATGGAATCAAATGTTTTCCAACACCAATAGGACCAACTCCAGGACCACCGCCACCATGAGGGATACAGAAGGTCTTATGTAGATTAAGGTGACAAACATCAACACCATACTGACCAGGTTGAGAAAGACCAACCTGTGCATTTAAATTAGCACCATCCATGTATACTTGTCCACCAAACTCATGAACAATCTCGCAAATTTCACGAATGCCAGGTTCAAATACACCGTGTGTTGATGGATATGTAACCATAATACAAGCAAGGTTCTCTGCATTTGTAGATGCTTTCTTACTAAGATCATCAAGATCAATATCTCCGTTGTCCTTACACTTAATAGCAACAACTTTCATTCCTGCCATTACAGAACTTGCAGGATTAGTTCCATGAGCACTAGTTGGAATCAAACATACATTACGATGAGAATCTCCCCTACTTTTGTGATATGCACGAATAGTTAATAGACCAGCATACTCACCCTGAGAACCAGCATTTGGTTGTAAAAACATACCATCAAATCCAGTGATGGAGCATAACCAAACTTCAAGATTATGAATCAATTCAAGATATCCACGAACTTCATCTTCTGGAGCAAAAGGATGAATGTTACCAAACTCTTCCCAACTAACTGGAATAAGTTCTGCTGCGGCATTAAGTTTCATCGTACAACTACCAAGAGGAATCATACCATCAACCAAACTAAAATCTTTTCTAGCAAGACGATAAATGTATCGCATCAAATCAGTTTCACTATGGTAGCGATTGAATACTTCTTGCTGTAACCATGGTTTTTCTCTAAGAGGAACACTATCAATCGTAAAGATCTCATTAGCAATTCTTTCTAATCCCTCAGATCCATAATACACCGCATAAAAACCTGCCATAACTGCTAGAAGTGCTTGCGCCGTACAGATATTACTGGTTGCCTTATCCCTACGAATGTGCTGCTCTCTAGTCTGTAGAGCAAGTCTCAGTGCCTTATTTCCCTCCTTATCTACAGACTGACCTACAATACGACCAGGAATCTTACGCTGAAACTTTTCAATCGTAGCAAAGTATGCAGCATGAGGTCCACCATTACCCATAGGTATGCCAAATCGTTGACAGCTACCAACAGCAATATCAGCACCAATCTCACCAACAGGTTTCATTAGAACTTGAAGGAATGGATCAACTGCAGCAGTTACCAAGACATCATATTCTTTAGCAGTGTAAATGATACTAGTTGGATCCCAAAGTTCACCATCATTACCAGGTAACTGAATCAAAATACCAAAAGTATTTTCAAAAGATACATGACTTTGAAAATCACATACTTCAACTTCAATGCCTAAAGGTTCTGCTCTAGTTTGAATAACCGAAAGAGTTTGTGGAAATACATTCTTATCAACGATAAATTTATTTCTCCCCTTTGCTGCACCATAACTCATAATCATCGCTTCTGCAGCAGCAGTTCCTTCATCTAGTAATGAAGCATTAGCAATAGGTAGTCCGGTCAACTCTGTGATAAGAGTTTGAAAGTTGAATAATCCTTCCAGTCTTCCCTGAGATATCTCTGCTTGATACGGTGTATACGATGTATACCATGCAGGATTTTCAAATACGTTTCTTTGAATAACTGGAGGGCAAAAAGTTTCATAATATCCACGTTCACTTCGATTACTAACGATATTTTTATCTGCAATTACACGAAGTTCGGATAATGCTTTCTTCTCATCACAACCTTGAGGAATACCTTTAAGTGCTTCCTTATCGATCAATATAGATTTAGGAACGATTTGATCGACGAGTTCATCTAAATTTGAAAGACCCAGATCTTCAAGCATCCGAGTTTGCTGATTAATTGATGGACCAATGTGACGACCGATAAATTCTGACATTTTTTTTCTAACGGACTTCAATAAAAAAAGAGACCCGGAGGTCTCTTTATAATACACTTTATGAACTTAAAAGTCAACCAATGCTAGGTGCGGTGAGTGCCACAGGAGTGGACTCAGCAGCAGCAAGATCAAGGGGGAAGTTGTGTGCGTTACGCTCATGCATAACTTCCATACCAAGACCAGCACGATTGAGTACGTCCGCCCAGGTGTTGATCACTTTGCCTTGGGACTCAACAATCGACTGATTGAAGTTGAATCCGTTAAGGTTGAATGCCATGGTGCTAACACCAAGAGCAGTGAACCAGATACCGACAACAGGCCACGCAGCGAGGAAGAAGTGCAGAGAACGTGAGTTGTTAAAGGATGCATACTGGAAGATCAAACGACCGAAGTAACCGTGTGCTGCGACGATGTTGTAGGTCTCTTCTTCTTGACCGAACTTGTAACCATAGTTCTGGGACTCAGTTTCAGTGGTTTCACGAACCAGCGAAGAAGTAACCAGACTTCCATGCATAGCAGAGAAAAGAGATCCACCGAATACCCCAGCAACACCGAGCATGTGGAACGGGTGCATAAGGATATTGTGTTCTGCTTGGAATACAAGCATATAGTTAAAAGTGCCAGAAATACCAAGAGGCATAGCATCGGAGAAACTACCTTGACCGAAAGGATAAACGAGGAATACAGCAGAAGCAGCAGCGACAGGTGCGCTGTAGGCAACGCAGATCCAAGGACGCATACCCAGGCGGTAGGAGAGTTCCCACTCACGACCCATGTAGGCGTAGATGCCGATGAGGAAGTGGAAAATTACAAGTTGGAAAGGTCCACCGTTATACAACCACTCGTCGAGCGATGCGGCTTCCCAAATAGGATAGAAGTGAAGACCAATTGCGTTGGAAGAGGGAACAACTGCACCAGAGATGATGTTGTTACCGTACATGAGTGAACCAGCGACAGGTTCACGGATGCCATCGATGTCCACAGGAGGAGCAGCGACGAATGCTACGACGAAACAGATGGTTGCTGCCAACAGAGTTGGAATCATCAGAACGCCGAACCAACCGACATAGAGGCGGTTATTGGTGGAAGTTACCCACTCGCAGAAATTATCCCAAGTGGATGATTGTTGTCTTGAAAGAGTTGTAGCCATTTTCGTAAAAGGGTTATGTATGAGTGCGGGGAACACCGGGTAGAATATTCCTCAGACACCCTCCGTCTGAGGTATTAGAGACGTGATTTAGACTCCCTATAGGTCTCGGTTTGAGGAGAGTTGCGTTACATTTCGTAACCTTCAACACTATGTATAATAGTTCGGTTCCCCGTATTTGTCAACAAGTATTTTTACTCATACTTTCCAGATGGTATCACAGTAATCCTGAATTGAACGGTCTGATGAGAAGAAACCAGATTTAGCGATATTAATAAGAGACTTTCGATTCCATTCCTCACGGTTACCCCAGGTTGTGTCTACAACACTCTGAGCGCGACAATAATCACTAAAGTCAGCACATACACAGAAAGGATCTTTCTCTATAAGATTGGACATTAAATCAGTGAATGAATTCTTTTCGCCATTTGAGAAATGACCTGATTTAATTAATTGAATCGCTTCAAATAAACAACCACTCATATGATACTGAGGATCGTATCCATCTTTCCACAGTTGCTGTATTTCTTCTTCAGTCTTACCGAATAGGAAGAAATTTTCTTCACCGACGAGTTCTCTAATCTCAACATTAGCACCATCTAATGTTCCAATAGTTAAAGCGCCGTTCATCTGAAACTTCATGTTTCCAGTACCAGATGCTTCCTTACCTGCGGTAGAAATCTGTTCGGATAAATCAGCAGCAGGATAAACCTTCTCCCCCAACTTAACACTATAGTTTGGTAAGAATACAATTCTCAACTTACCATTCATATCAGGATCTGAATTGATGGTTTCAGCAACGTTACAAATAAATCTAATGATTTCTTTCGCCATATAATATCCAGGTGCTGCCTTACCACCAAAGATTACTGTCCTAGGTACAACGTAATCGTCTTTATGATTTTTGATATACACATACCTAGAAACCACCCATAAAGCAAGGAGATGCTGTCGTTTGTATTCGTGAATTCTCTTCACCTGAACGTCAAACATGCTTGATGGATCAACGGAAACACCAAGAGTCTTCTGTATGTATTGTGCTAGTTTATGCTTACCAATCAGTTTTGTAGCGCCAATCTTTTCAAGTAACATGGAATCATCAACATAATTTTCCAAGTTACCCAAAAGACTCATATTAGAAACCCAATCAGTCCCCACATATTCATTAAGGACCTCAGCAAGTGCTGGATTAGAATCTGCCAACCAACGACGTGGTGTTACACCATTAGTTACATTTGTAAACTTATGAGGCCAAAGATCATAGAACTCTGGCATCAAATTTTTGGTAATAAGATCAGAATGAAGCGCAGCAACACCATTCACATGATGAGAACCAACTGTCGCAAGATGCGCCATTCTCACAGACTTGTTACCAGCTTCATCTATGATTGACAATTTACGAAGAACTTGATCGTCACCAGGATACTTCATCCGTACAACTTGCAGGAATCGTGAATTGATTTCATAAATGATTTCAAGATGTCTTGGCAACAAACTCTCAAATAACTTGAGACTCCATTTCTCCAGTGCCTCTGGAAGCAGTGTATGGTTTGTATATGCGATAGACTTACTTGTAATATCCCATGCCAGATCCCAATCCATATGATGATCGTCAACTAGCAATCTCATCAATTCAGCAACAGCGATTGATGGGTGAGTGTCATTCAGTTGAACTTGATAATGTTCATAGAACTCTTCAATAGGTAAGTTTCTTTCCTTGAGATTTCTAATCATATCCTGAAGAGAAGCACTTACAAAGAAGAACTGTTGTTTCAAACGAAGTTCTTTACCTTGATCTGTTTCATCGTTAGGGTAAAGAATCTTAGAAATCGTTTCAGATCTTACACTATTCTCTACAGAACCAATATAATCACCGATATTAAAAGCGTAAAAATCGAATACATCTATTGCATCTGCTCTCCAGAGTCTAATTTTAGCGCAACTATCGACCTTATATCCTGCCTGAAGAACGTCGTAAGGAACAGCAACCACATACTTGTCTGGAACCCAACGCACTCTAGAATCATATTCAGATAGTTCATAGTGCTCTACCTTACCACCAAATCCAACCATAACAGATTCATCAGGATAACAAAGTTCCCATGGCCAATCCCCATGTAACCAATTATCAGTAACTTCTACCTGTTGATTGTCGCGGATTGTTTGTTTAAAAATACCATACTTATATCTAATACCATATCCAGTGGCAGGAACTCTAAGTGTTGCCATGGATTCCATATAACAAGCAGCGAGTCTACCTAAACCACCATTACCTAGTCCAGGTTCTTCTGATTGCTCAAGAATCTCATCTAAGGTATATCCAAATTTAGAAACCGCATCCTCTGCTTCTTTGCGAATATCTAAATTAAGAAGATTGTTGCTTAATTGCGGACCAATCAAAAATTCTGCTGATAGATATGCGATTTCTTTCCGATGAGATTTTTCTACCAGATGATTATCCATCATCTTATCTCTCACTGCGTAACACAATGCCGTATATACATCATGAGCTGTGGTATTATGAGAACTCTTTCCCAAAGTATAATGGAGACGTTCTTTCAATCTGTCACTAATTTCGTTTTGTACCATATGAAAAAAGGGCATTGCTGCCCTTATATTATATTCTATTTTATTTAACCGTCAAATATGAGATGCCGGCATTTGTGCGGGAATCATCATACCACCATCCATATCGTCATCGTCATCGGCATTGATATCAGAAATCAAAGCAGCGAAGACAAATCCGCCTATCATACAAGTGGCAAGAAAAAGCATCACCAAATACCTGGAATGATTTGCCCTGTTACGGCATAAGCACCCATCGCGGCAACGATACCGATCATGGCTGCAAGTCCATTAATACGTTCTGCGTTTTGGTTCATTGTTGTTCCTCCAAAGTTTTGTTAGTGATGATGATCTTTTGACCATCGTGAGTAAATTGTAATTCGTCGTCAGGATGCCACAATAACTCTTCATACATATCGTCAAGTTTTTGCATATCCTGATAAAGTGCGTCTGGATTTGGCATATAAGTCTGTTTATCTGACGTATATATTATCCAGGGAGCTCCAAATAAAACTTAGATTGATCGCTAGGAGAATTCTCATAAATTGATGAATCTCCATATTGTTTGTGGTCTTTGTATCCAACCATACGCCCTTTAGTATTCTGAAGAGCAGGCATGAATACGATAAAAAAGAATACTCCTGGGGCACCAATCAAAAGGGCACCACCAATAACATAGTAAGTAAGAATTTCAAGAAGGGAGTTTTCCATTAGGTGTGATCAGTAAAGTGTTTTTGAATAACTTCTAAGCGTTCTTCCTCATGTGCAATAATATCAAGTTGATCTTGAATTGCAGCGAGGATGTCTGGGTGTTCGCCAATACCTACAGGTTGATGTAGGTAAACTTCTACATTTGCTTTTGCTTTAGCAATATTACCTTGAGCATCAGCACTTAGTGCTTCAATAATTTTAGCGCGAAGATTGCAGGACATTGATACCGAATGTAAAAATTATATAGATTGCTTGACATCGTCAAGTATCAATTGTCAGAATCCGAAGACACCAAAGAAAAATACACTACCAGTAGAAGCATAAGAGATAATAGCAGCAACAAATCCAAGCATAGCAGTGCGTCCATTTAACTTCTCTGCTTTCTCAGCATAGGTCTCATATCCATAACGCTCTACGTCAGTTTGAGAAACATACATTCTGGGTTCTTTAGCAAACAGATTTTGCTGCCCTCTCTCATTTGTTGTTACAGTCATTTACTTAACGTTGTAAATCTTTACATAGTATATAGAAAAAAAAGAAAGGTGTCAAGCCCTTCTGTGAGTATATTCATTTATTTCGCTTCAAATCCAGGTGGAAGTCTACCAGCATAAGGATTATATTCAAACATATCATTCCAATTTACATCTGGAGATTGATTTCTCCAAAACTGCCAAAGACCTTCATGACTACTTTTATGGAAGGCATCAATATGAATATCATGAATATCAGATCCCAATTCAATCTTATAAAGAAATAAAGGGATAGCAAAAGTATTACCAGAGTTATAAATTAAATCATCTGCTACAGCACGAGGTTTCATACCCTGGTCAAGTTTGTACTTATCACCACGACAATGAAGGTCAACTAACTTTTGAGCATGTCTCCTAGTAATCAAATAACAAGCAGTAGAGAAGTCATTGACATATCTCTTATGAAGTTGAACTGTTATTGAAGCAGGATTTATTATGGCAAGTTGAACAACATCATAATCATAAGGAATCTTTGAATAAAAATCTTTCCAAGTAAATCCCCAGTGAAATACATTTGATATATCACAATCATCTTCCATCATTAGAAGACAAGGTTCATCTGTCTCCAAAAACATCTTAAGTGCTTTTAGATGAGAAGTAACACAACCAACTTCTCCCGATGTCATTTGATCAGGATATCTACCTTTTAGTATTTCTCCCAAATCATTGTCACCTCTACCATCATAAGCAGAAATACGTTGATAGTTTTCTATCTGCCAATACTTAAATTGCTCTTCCATAAACTTCCAACGTTCTGGTTTATCATCTAAGTTGATAACATATATCGGAGGAAGTCCTTTTAGTTTATATACCGCTTTGTTTTTATCCATTGTTAAGATAGAACGTCTTCAATAATCATGTTGAACATCTTTGTCTTTTTCTCCAAAGGATCGTTAGATCCTTTCCAATTTGAATGCCAATTAGTCGCAGCACGGTAATGAATAAACTTACAATCTAAATGTAATTCTATATTATAACCTCTGGTTACTTCTTCATTTTGAAGTTCTATATCATTGTAGTGAGTTGGATACGTAGGTGAAACCTCATCAGTTTTTTTCATTTCAATACCAGTATTCTTAAAATACCAATATGTCTGACCACCGACATCAGTCATTTGCCCATCAACCATACCGTCAGAAAAATCGATATTCTTATCTTCAATCTTAGGCATATTAAAAAACATGATACCATTCCACATGTATTCTACATGAGATCTTTGTTGAGGAAGTCCAGCAATAATGGCATCTTCCATATAATCTTCTATACAAAATTCATCAATTAAAAACATATCAGAGTCTAAGAAAAATACTATATCTTCACTATGATTTTTTCTGATGATATTATCATATGTCCACTGAACAGTGTGAGCACAAGCTTGTGCTGGATTTAGTGGTTTGTTTGTTGGCGGTTTTCTATAATACTCAAGTTCATTTAAAGAACAAGCAACTTGAAACTGCTCTTTAATTTCTGGATCAACTGAGTCATCAACAATATGAAATTTGTATTCATCTTTCAAAAACTTTTTAAATAGAGTTTCTTGAAGAATAACAAAGTCGGGACGATTTACTACTGATGTGAAAATATGAATCATAATTGTTCCCTCACCCAATTTTCAAGTTTAACTTTGGGTCTCCACCCAAAAGTATTGTACATTTTCTCATTATTCGCACAAGTAACTCTGGACTCACCAATACGTGGAGAAATATTAGTGGTGTTATCAGAGATCATTGCTGCTACTTCATTGACAGAATAGTTCACACCATTGCCAATGTTGTAAACCTGACCATATGCTTCTTCATCAGCATTGCTGATTGCTGCCATAATATTAGCATTAACAACATCACCAACATATGTAAAGTCTCTACGTTGCTCACCATCACCCACAATAGTAAGAGGTTCACCAGCAGCACGTTGACGAAGGAAGATACCTACAACAGGTGCATACTGACCTTTCAACGGTTGTCTTTCACCATACACATTGAAGTATCTGAAAATAACGGTATCCAAACCAAACAGTTTGGTGTACATCGTACAAAGTTTTTCTCCATTTACTTTAGAGATTGAATATGGGTTCAAACAATTATCTGGTTGAGTTTCAACATTAGGAACTGGATTAAATCCGTAGGAAGATGACGTAGAAGAATACATTACTTTCTTCACACCCGCCTCGCGAGCACACTGCAGAACCGTGCAGGTGCCTACAGAGTTAATACTAACTGCCTCAATAGGGTTGAGAATTGCGGGTTGAATACGTGCCTCAGCAGCGATATGAAACACATAATCAACACCATCATAGAGTGGACGTGTGTTTTCATAATCACGAATATCGAACTTATGGTTGCTCGCATCTTCATTCCAGTAAAACTGATCGTGAGCATCAGAGAACTCATTATCAATTACTACAACTTCATGACCAAGTTCCAAAAGTTCATCTACAAGGTTGGATCCGATAAATCCTGCGCCGCCAGTAACTAGGGATTTCATACAATTTTCAATGGGTGATATGTGCTAGGAGCACCAGCAAGATCAGGAACTCCTTGAAGTCTTGAAAGATCAAACTTGACACTGTCAAAAAATCTTTGGGCATCACTAACGTGAATACCTACATCACTAATCTTACAAGTGGTAACTGCTTCATTATATCCATCTTGCCTGAAGAATGGATCATTTACACAGTAAACGTTAAAGTATTTTTGAACTTCAGCAAAACCAGGATCTTGGTTGTATCCAATCACCTCTGCTGCGTGATTACTAATACGCCTGCACATATTAACATATTCAGAGGTCAAATACAAGATTGCATGACCACCAAGCATATTAAATGTGCGAACAAGATCATCACTTACTTTTTCATAATGGACAAATGGTCCGGAGAATGCTCCAAGATATCTTGCCCATTGAGAGGTTCCAAGATAAACCGCATCAGCATCTTTAGGAACTTCAATTTCTGGTTTGAATGCATCTAGAGGAATACAATCATCCTCAAAGAGAACAAAGGGTGGATCAATCTCACATAAACCATTGTAGTGAGCACCAGCACAACCAGATGGTGGATTATGTGGTCGGTAAGGTCCTTCAACACGAAGGATAGTTTCAAATCCACACTTCGTAAGAAGTGCTTCCATCTTTTCTTTCTTGTCTGTATCTTGCGGCAAATTCATATAAACCGCAGGAATTTTTCTTAAATCAATTTGCTGCATAATTTCCATAATGATTTGGATATTGACCTGCTATAAATTTTTCATTATTAAAATGACTTTCTTTTTTTAGCGCAACTATTTTTGGTTTATATGGATAACCTGGTTGGTTAATCAATTCTTCAGGAAACATATAACATGGACTCAATTGAGTTGGTGGGTTCTCATTAAAATATTTGTTGAGATGACTCTCATCATGCCATCTAGCAATTATACCATTCCTTTCATCCTCCTCAACTCTTTCAGAAATAGTCTTTGCCATCTTTAAGAAGGTTTTAGATTTTCCACCCACAAATGCTGCAGCATAATACTTATCATGGTCCTCATCGGAGACGTAAGCAGTAGATCCTTCTCTCTTTTCATAAGGATAAAATTCTTTACTCTCTAATACTTTATATGGATGTAATACACCAACTAAATCATCCAAAACTTCACCACCAACTGGAGAAACAATACCAACATCAGCATCAAAAAGAAACAAGTAATCAAAATCCTTTAAGAACTCTGCTTCAGATGTAATATAATTATATTTTTTCATAGCAGGTTCTGGCCAAGGTTTGTGACCAATGTGAGATATTTTTACATTATCAGATACCTCTTCAATTTCATGATCAGTGAATAATAGACAATTAAAATCTAATTCTTCGTCATCAAGAAAATACTTTTCAATATCTTCTAAAAGACGATCGACAAACTGAATATACTCATTTGTTGCTATTGTAATGATACAGATTTTCATTTCATATCCTTAAATAAAAAATCATTATGAAATCCAGTAGTGCCCCAACCGGGATTAGAAATTGGATTATATTGGGAATAATTACATAAACACTTGTAATCATTCTTCTGTAGGAATGTTTTTACATCATACTCATTAGAATCCCACAATTCTATGAGCATATAATTTGGTCTATATTTTTTAAGGTTTAATCCTTTCAATACTTCCAATTCATAACCTTCAACATCTAATGATAGAAAATCAATATTTTTATTAATTTCACATTTATCTATAATAGTTTCTAGAGTTGTAGTTTGACATGTATATTCACCACCATCAACTACTTTTGTCATCAAACCATTTTCATGATTCAGTGAAACTTGATAATCATCTTCAGCACCACAAGCAGTATTAAAGCATATAGATTTTGGTCTATTCTTTACACACTCCTTATATCTTTCTCCAGAAACTTCAATCAGTATACCAGTCCAGTTTTTTGTTTTTTCAAAAAACGCAGTATTCGATTGAATTAAACCATCATATGCTCCGAGTTCAATGAAAAAACCATTTTCTTTATTAAAGAAAATTTCTTCGTTGAGTTTCAAATCAAATGGTATTCCCTTATTTGTAAGATTTGAAAAAGATTCACTCATTATTCTACGTTTTAACTTGCTTCAGCATAATATAGTCTTCTTTTTTTCGACCATATCTCTCAAAGAAATCATAATAACTTGTTTCTTCATCACCAGTTTTCAATTCTTTAAAGCAATCATGAAGACCATTGAAGTAGAGATTTATAACTCCCTGATCATTTGTTTTACTTGTAAAGTATTTCAATGACCATTCATTCAATAAGTCACATGTATCTTCATCAATTAAATCTGTATCATAAATGAATGTAGTTGTTTGAAAATAATCTTTTGACAAATCAAAATTTTCATTCAACTCACGATAAATTTCTGGAAACTCTACTTTATCAAATTGATCTCTAAGTTTCCAAACCTTTGATGGATCATCAAGTGCTGCTAAGAATTTACCCCTTTCGGCAAGAGCAACAATCTTATCAACAGGTTTGAATATTTTCATAGAAGCATCTATTCCCCAACAATATTGCCACTGTTTGAAATAGGTATGGAAAGCATAAATCTTATGCCACTGAAATGACTTTCGCACCTCTGGAAAATCAGTTCTATGTGTTATCGGTTTCTGTATTAATTTTTTGAGTTGTTCTGTTCTGTCAATTTCGGGAAAATATTTAATGATAACTTTTTCATCATCATAAGAAAGATCTTTATCTTTAAGATCATCACCAATAATAACAACGATATCACCTTCATACTTACCATTCCTTCTTAATTCTTGAATGGTCTGATGAGCTCTATCTAACCAAGGTTCATTACAATAAGTTATCACACAAAAATCTTTTTTCATAATAAGTTACCTCTGATTTGTAAAAATGAAATTTGAACCAAATTGAACGTTGGTATCACCATATTCTAAATCAAAACCATTATTGGTCAGATATTCATTTACATCCCTGAACAAGCATTGTCCTTCATACATTGGATTCATCTCAAGTTCAGTGTGAATAATTTGAACTGTATCTAAAAGTGAACCAAGACTTTGAAGTGCTTTAAGTTCTGCTCCCTGAAGATCCATCCAAATGATATCAATCTTATCAATACCATTCTTTTCACAGAACGTATCTAGACGTGTACAAGGAACTTCGATTTCATATTGAACATATTTTTCTATAAAATCATATTGACCATTAGCACGATAAAGACTGGATGCTCCCTGATTTCCATCTTCCCATGTTGTTATAGTTTTTTCCTTGTCCATAGGATAAAACTTACATAGTCCATCATAATTATTTACTGCTTCATTAATAACAGTAATAGAATCATAACCTTCAGTATTTTCTACACAAACATTATACGATACTGGATTTGCTTCAAACGTATATACTTTTGCGTTTGGATATTTTTTAGATAGTTCTACAGACTCCAATGCGTGACAAGCACCAACATCAAAGATAACTTCTACTTCTTTGTTTTTGAATGTTTGAGTAAGATATGAGTTAAACACTCTCATATCCTCAACGACATATTGCATGAGATTAATTAATGAAATTCAACCAGTAATCCACCGTTAGATAATCTTGATTGTCAAAGGAGAACTTATCATAAACCTCATCAAGGTTTATAGAATTCAAATCAGACCAATTATCAACAAATAGAACAGGCATATTTTTATATAGACGCTCCATAGAACCCTCTCTTTTGATAACAGGAACTCGACGCATCATCAAAATTTCCCAGGTCCTATGACAATCAAGACCATTACCTCTAGGACTTAAAACAAACTTATGATCCCTAATTCTTTGTAGATATTCTGAATAAGAAAGGTTTGGTTCATCAATTGAGATGAACTTCATTTGTGATGCTGAATCATAACAAAATTGACGTTCTGCTAAAGAAGTATTTTTATTACAGTTTAAATATGCTGTCTTTACAGGATCATATTCTTTATTTCTTGATTCAATCAACCATTTAGTCTTAGGTCCAAAAGTTGCTTCCCATCTTTTATTTTCAAATCCAATAGGCAGTGGAATAACCTTTTCAGAATAAGAATTTTGTCCATACCACTCATCCCAACAAGTAAGTTGCTGAACATCTATACCATTAGGATTGTCTGTCGGACCATCATACAAACAATGATCACTATTAGAGGTAATAATTTTCAAAGATTTTCTTTTGTTTAGAATATCTTTGAACGATAATATGTGGTGAGTATCAATATAAATCGCATCTCCATCCTCTATGGTATATGGATCACAATAAAGTTGATCATAATGAATCAATACTTTATCAGCAACTTGAGGATACGACTCGCCTCGGATTATATTCATAAGAATGGTGCCGTAACTTTAGAGTGAATGTGAAGATTGATAATTGGATATTCCTTACCATCATATTTCACGTATGGTTTTTTGTCAATCATCACAGGAACAAGTTCACCACTCTGAATACCACGACCTATATCATGCGTATGATGAGCAAATCCTGGAGCATGACCTTGATGTGTTCCACCAAAAAATTGTCCATATGAGGAAGGATCAAATACTATATTAGTTTCATTTGGAAAAATATTGAGTTTTCTAATTAAATCTGGATTTCTATCCATTATTCCACATATCAATCTCATCTCATTTGCCATACCAGATGACGAATACTCAACCTGTAGAGATGGATTAAAAACTACATCATGTAGAATATGACAAATTTTATTTGTTTTTTCTATACTGCCAAATCGTGAGAACCCAAACACCACTTCTAAGTTATTATGATAGGTAATATAAAGACCATCAAAATCATTGATTAGATGTTCAAATTGATTAGATGATTGAAACATAAGAACATCAGAATCAAAATGATAACAAGCATCAAGATTCAAATGAACCATCGCATCTCTGACAAGAAAAACTCTGAATATAGATGTTCTCCAAAGTTGATTAGATTCTGTTCTGAACAAATTCATGTCCATAACTCTTAAGGTTTGTTCAGAAGCAATATCTTTTACTTGAAGGACTTCTACACCATCTATATCAACATCTTGATCTGTTACAAATATAATTCTTGATTCTGGATCAACTCTATCAATAGTTCTAAAAGAATCTATTAGATAATCTGGTGGCAATTGTCCGATGTGACAATGGATATAACTTATCATTCTATCCCTCTCTTATATCCATGACACGAAACAAAATCAAAGTCATCTTTAAATTCATCTAAATGAGATTTGACTGGAATGAATGAAATATCCTCCCACACTAATTGCCTTTGCTGACACATATCTGGATAATTCAAAATCATATAATTAGCGTAAATATCCCATTCACTCATACAAGATCCTTCAGTATAATCAAGGATACTTATAATAATTTCAAATAAAGATTCGCATTCAAATCTATTTTCAATAGTGGTATGCATCTCTGCCATCTTCTCCTTATTAAAGATCATGTGATGAGAAATAGCAGAGAAACCTATTGTTTTTTCAATTCCAAAAAGTTTCTTGATTGGTTCGAGATAAGGTTTATGATATTCTTCTGCTCTACAGAAGAAGAACTTATCAGAATCAAATGGTATATCTCTCAAAAATATTGTATCGGAATCAACAAGGACATAAGAATCAGAAAGTTCTGGAATAACCTTGAAAGCATATAACTTCAGAAACTGCTGATATACCCATTTTGTTCTATACAAAAAATGTGGAGCATGAGAAGAGAACTTCTGAGCAATTTTTTCTTTATCAATATACTTGAAGTATCTTTCTTCTGGTACATGAATTGTTCCTTCTATTCGAGGATCTTCCATCGAAACAATAAAAATTCTGCCCGCAGAAGAAATATTTCCTATTCCTTTAACACACAATTTAAGTGATGGGAAATCTTTAGGGTGACAAGGTATTACAAAATCAATCATCAAATAACCTCCCAACCATCAAGATAAAGGTCTTTTGTATCCTTACCTAAACTTTCATGAAACCAATATGAAGGTGCTACAGTTTTTTTGCTTTTCGCCAACCAAGATCCCCACCATGAAAATGAAGAATTTCCAATCACATGATAATCACATAGAGATTGAAGACACAAATCAACTGCTGTATTATTACCTTCAGCAAAAATAAATCTATCTCCCCGAAATATCTCCTGCTCTTTACACCAATCTATTCCATCAGAAAAAACAAGAACAGGGATGTCATCTGGCATACGAGACAATCCTTCTTTGTAATAATCAGTCGTTTGTTTGATGTGATGGTAGTATTCAAGATAATCACCTCTTCGGATATGTACAGCAATAACTTCAGTATCACCAAAATTTTGTTTGAATGATTCTTCAGTAGGAATACAAATCTCATCTACAAAAGTAAATGCGGATCTTATTTCTTTTTCAATATGTTTGAAATATTTTTCTGTTTGAAAGTATCCATAAAGAGAAATATTATCAGGACAATTATCCCACAAATTTTGATCTAATTCAAAACCTGCCTCCATAACCTTAGGAAAATTAGTAACATACTTAGGAGCATCAGGAATATTGAAACACTCAAACATAGTGATGTCTGAATTTACACAGTTAATATCTCTAGTTGCTACAACAGATCTTGGAGGTAAACAATACTCATAATCATGCTTCGCAGCAAGACCACGAAGTGATGTATATTGGAACATTTGATTTCCAAGTCTACCAAGATTTCCTAAGTCATCATTTGCGAGCATAATCTTTATACCATTCGTAAGTTGATTTGATACCTTCTTTCAAATTAATCTGAGGTTCCCACCCAAGTGCTTTAATTTTATCGACATTCAATACTTTACGTGGAGTTCCATTTGGTTTACTAGTATCCCAATTAATGATTCCATTATATTCAACAGTATCTGAAACTAATTCAGACAAATCTTTAATTGATACATCTTCACCAGTTCCAACATTAATTGGTTCAGGACTATTATAATCCTTCATACAAGTGAAACAAGCATCAGCAAGATCATCAACATGAAGAAACTCTCTTTTAGCGGATCCATTTCCCCATAGTGTAACAGGTTTACCTCTTTTACCGTCATCAAACTTACGAATCATTGCTGGGAGAACATGAGATGTCTCAAGATCAAAGTTATCTTTGGGACCATATAGATTAGTAGGCATCAAAGAAATACAGTTAAATCCATACTGCTTTCTATATGCTTGACACATTTTAATGCCAGCAATCTTAGCGATAGCATAAGCATCATTGGTTGGTTCAAGAGGACCTGTCATTAAATATTCTTCTTTAATTGGTTGTTCACAGATCTTTGGATAGATACATGAAGATCCCAAAAATAATAGTTTCTTAACTCCAAACTTACGAGCAGCGTTAATTATATTTGATTGAATCATCAAATTGTCGTAAATGAAGTGTGCCGGATAATCCTTATTAGCACCAATTCCACCTACTTTAGCAGCAGCGAGATAAACATATTGTGGTTGATTTACTTGAAAAAATCGACCAACATCATCTTGTCTACGAAGATCCCAATAAGAAGAAGGACTAGAAAAAATGTTCGTATATCCTTTTCTGTGAAGCATACGAACAATTGCTGATCCCACAAGACCTGTGTTCCCAGCAACATAAACTCGACTCTCACTGTCCATAAAGCACCATGTCCTCAATTAATTCTGTAAAAGAAGTTTCGGGTTCCCAACCCAGTTTTTCCTTTGCCTTAGTGGCATCACCCAGAAGAGATTGGACTTCAGCGGGTCGGAAATATTTATGGTCTACTTTGATAACAGGTCTCTTAGTGTTCCAATCATATCCAACTTCGTTCAGACCCTCACCCATCCATTCAATCTTCATGCCAAAGTATGGTGCTGCAGCATCAACAAAATCACGAACAGAATATTGTTCTCCCGTAGCAATTACATAATCATCAGGTTCATCTTGTTGAAGCATCAACCACATTGCTTTCACAAAGTCTTTTGCATGTCCCCAATCCCTTCGTGCATCAAGGTTTCCGAGAGATAATACGTTTTGTTCCCCAGTTGAAATACGGGACAATCCTCTGGTAATTTTGCGGGTAACAAACGTTTCTCCTCTTCGGGGACTTTCATGATTGAAAAGTATTCCAGAACTTGCATGTAATCCATAAGACTCTCTGTAATTTTTCACAATCCAATATCCATACAGTTTTGCTACACCATATGGAGAACGTGGATAAAATGGTGTTGTTTCACTTTGTGGAACTTCTTGAACAAGTCCATAAAGTTCACTGGTAGATGCTTGATAGATTCTTACACCTTTCTCCATTCCCAAAAGGCGAACTGCCTCAAGGATACGAAGAGTGCCAAGACCATCAACGTTACCAGTATATTCCGGCATCTCAAAAGAAACTTTTACATGACTCTGAGCACCAAGATTATAGATTTCATCAGGTTCAATCTTTTTGATAACTCCAATAATATTGGTAGCATCAGTCAAATCACCATAATGAAGATGAATGTGATCATAAATGTGATCAATTCTATAAGTGTTGATAAGTGAACAGCGACGAACAATACCATGAACTTCATATCCTTTTTCAAGGAGAAGTTCTGCTAGGTATGATCCATCCTGTCCAGTAATTCCAGTAATTAGAGCAACTTTCATATTATAGTCGTTTTAACTATTATACTAAAAAAGGACGGTTTAAGCAACCGTCCTTTTAGGTCTTTCATGCACGCCACTTGTTCTTTTACAGGAAACAAGAAACCTGGCGGGATAATCCCATCCGCACCACCTTATTTTAGGAATAAGGAAACCAAAGAGGGTCTAATGACTCCACCACCTTATTTTAGGAATAAGGAAACCCGAGGGTCAATTGACCATCCCGACCAGGGCAGGTTTCAGGTCACTCCGCGACCGCGAGCAGTAACTACATCACCAGTTACATAGCATGGAACACCATCAGGGTCTAACCAACAGGTGTAATCATGATCTTCCATGGCAGTCATTAACTGCATTTCATTATCACAGAGATACATGTCTCTGTAACGTCCGGTGTAAGAATCTACTTTTTGAATACGGCAATCTGGTTTTCCATTGATTTCCAGAATACCAACTTGTACATAACGATAAGGAAACCGTTCAAGAAGAACGGTTGGTTTTTTCATTACTTTCATTGACTAACCTCAACAGTTTCAAGATCGCTGTAGATATGCTCCATCAGCATTTCATAATCATCTAGAAGATCTCCTGAAAATACCACTCCCACTTTTTCGTAGTAGCGGCGTACCTTTTTGAAAAGTTTCGGATTCTTTACATCAAGGAAAATTTCTCCAGCGGCAGCAGCACGGAGAGTGCTGATGTCTTTTTTGAATTTTTCAGTCAGTGCCATTGTTGTGTTTGGTTGCCCTTATATTATAAGGTTTTGAATCTATGTAGTCAAGGTGCCAGATGAAGATCTGGCAAGTCGGGGAGACAGGATTTGAACCTGCGACCTATGCTTCCCAAAAGCACCGCGCTACCAAACTGCGCTACACCCCGAAGTGGTAGTTCCTATCGCCGCTAACCCTGAACTACCAAGGGGGTCACCGCAGTTGAGAAGGGTGGGTGGTGTTCTTCTCAACTTTCAAAGTATAGCACTATTTGTGGTGTTTGGCAAATGGTTCCCAATGTTCCCATCCATATTTGTGAACTGCCCACATTCCAAGAATTGGAACAAATACCAGTGACCATCCCATAATTGCCATAGTCCACCAGGTATTCAATACCCAAGCGGCAAAGTGTGCTGCTGAATGAATCATCCTCTATACCTCCCCGGCCATGTAAGTTGCATTCCTACCAGCAATAATGTAATAAACACAAATATGAATAATAAAGTCATGCTGGATAATCCCAATTTGTAATCTCATCTACTTTAGATGTAGGACCCCATGTTCCTGCTTCATATATGTGAGGAATTGTATTGATGAGACATTCTTCACCAGTACAAAGAAGATCATCTACAATTCTCCAGGATTCCATCACTTCATCAGAGTGGACAAAGTGTGATTGATTTCCACTGATCGCATCATATAAAAGTTTCTCATACCCATCAATCGCTCTTTCCTGGGGATAGGCGTGTGTGAGGGTAGCGAGTTCCAAATTGTCAGAAAGACCAGGAGATTTGATATCCATACGGATGTCCAGATGAGGATTAGGTTGAAGACGCATAACGATGCGATCATTTGTTTCCCCTTCATAAAGTTTTAGCGGTGGTGATTTAAATTTAATAACAACTTCCACACATCCATAGGGCATACATTTGCCTGTCATTACGCGAAAAGGAACTCCTTCCCAACGCCAGTTATCGACATATAAAGAACCAGCGACGAAGGTAGGAGTACTGCTGAGAGGATCAACGCCCTCTTCAGTGCGGTAAGTATTGTATTGTCCAAAGATTGTATCCTCCCCTAAACGAGTGGCAGCAAGAACTTTAACTTTTTCTCTGCGAATTTCTTTCGCATCCATTCTGCATGGCGCTTCCATAGCAATGAGAGAAAGCACCTGAAGAACATGATTTTGTAGCATGTCCCTAACAGCACCAGCAGTGTCATAGTATTGAGATCGTCCATCACAACTGATTGTTTCAGTTGCGAAGATTTGAACTTCTTCTATGTAATTACGGTTCCATAAAGGTTCCAACAAAATATTGCTAAACCTAGTAGCAAGTATGTTATTAACAGTATCTTTGCCAAGATAATGGTCAATGCGATAAACCTGTTTTTCGCGTAAATGTCGCTCAACCACAGACTGTAAATGATGAGCAGATTGATAATCGTACCCAAAGGGTTTCTCAATAACCAAACGCGATTTTTCGGGGTCATCAAGTCTTCCTGCTTCTTTGAGATTGATGATAGCATTCTCATATCGTTCTGGAGGTACAGATAAAAAGTAAGTGTTATCATCCAGATACCCCGGCAAATGATTCAGAGTTTCTGGTAAAGATAAATCTGTGGAAACATAATCTAAATGCCATAGAAAATCTTCAGGATAATCATCAGGATTAGCAAGAGATTCTTTCCATTGATCTGGAGTTCTTTCACGTCTAGCAGATCCAGTAATAACAAAATTCTCTGGAAGTAAGTCTTTCTTCCAGAGATTATAAAGTGCAGGAATTAGTTTTTTCTTACACAGATCTCCAGTCGCACCAAAGATAACAATCCCAGAACTAGTGGGCCGTTCCATTTCCATCATATTTGTCTGATTCGTAGTAGTTATTTTCACCTTTTCGTATCCCAAAATGTATCGTAAATATCACAAACGGGATCGCGATCCATTTAAGAACATCAGCGAACATCATGACCTCCAAACATTGCTCTCATACCGTTCAGAACCTTGGCAGTGAAAGCACCCAAACGGCGCGACTCAAAGCGTGCCCACAACGCGCCGCTGATGACAGGAGCGGGTACGCCAAGATCCACAGCAGCGTGAACAGTCCAACGACCCTCACCACTGTCTGATACTCCTCCATCGAACTTGCTAAGTTCTCTATCACCCCTAAAAACATCAGCGGTAAGATCGAGTAACCAAGAACCAACCACAGAACCACGACGCCATAACTCAGCCACCTCAGAACAGTCAATATCATATTGATAATCCCTCGGATTCTCCATCGGAGCAACCTCAGCATCGCCCTCTTTAACGTAAGCTGACCCAGCATTAGCTTCATGCAGGATATTAAATCCTTCTGCGTATGCTTGCATGATTCCATACTCAACTCCATTATGAACCATCTTTACAAAGTGACCTGCACCTGGTGGTCCACAATGTAACCAACCATACTCAGCAGATGTTGCGCTTGAGTAAGGGTCTGTGCGGGGTGCAGAGGCAATACCTGGTGCGAGTGCGCGAAAGATTGGAGAACAAACGGATACTGCAGTATCTGTACCACCAACCATAAGACAGTATCCACGCTCCAGACCGTAAACACCACCACTAGTACCGCAGTCAAGATACGAGATGCCAAGTTTAGATAACCTTTCTGCCCTTCTGCGAGAGTCCTTAAAATTACTATTGCCGTGATCAATAATAATATCTCCCTCACCACAAAACTGTAGTAACTCATTAAGTGTTTCCTCTACTAATTCTGCGGGTATAACAAGTTGAAAAATTCCTGGTGCTTTACCAACCAATCCTTCTTGATTGTGTACTACTTGAACAAGGCTTTCCAGAGAAGAGGCAATTCCACTGACATAACCTGCTTTATACGCTTCTTGAGCTTTTTCATAGTTCCTCCTGTAACCCCAAACTTCAATGCCTTCTTTCATCATGCGACGAGACATACCCTCGCCCATGCGACCAAGACCAATCAATCCTACTTTCATTTTTGTTCTACTGATGATACTAATGTTACTGAATCCAAATCACTTACATCTGGTGGAAATGGTTTGCGATCTTTTTCTCTTACAGTTAAACGATCAGGATCAATAATCCTCATCGCTTCGTATAATTCTTGTGCGTGATGCATTTCATCATTCATCACACTGCATATATCTATATCAGATCCATCAACCTCTGACAGATACTTACCATACGTTTCCATAGCATGGATTTCTATTTCGTAGGAGAGATGGTAAGCAGCGCGAGGAGATAACCAATAATAAACCACGTTGATCCAATAATAGATAAGTACGAGGTGTCTGGCAAGAAAGCGATCAATCCAATAAGCATTACCGCCCCTAGATTCCATGATTTCCAGATGTTCTGTTTCATTGACCGATTGCTCAAAGTGCTGTTTCATCAAATAAATATGCCACTGCCCACGCAAACCTAACGATTCACGCAAGTGAAGCACACTTAAAAAAGCAAAGTATGGTGCTCGTGCTATCTCCTCAAGAACCCAGAATCTCTGAAAGTGACGACCTTGATACAGGAAGTCTAAGATAGCAACTGTGATGTTTAATGTGAACGTGTTAATAGATTTCATATATTTTGACCTATAAAGATATCAGGTTCTTCATCATCATCATCCCATTCAGGTTCATACATGAAGCATGGTTCTTCAAACAAATGTTCCATTCTAAGTTGCTTAATTCGTTCCCTAAGTCCTTTATAGAACTCTCTCTTTTCGTCAGCGTTCATTTAGGAGTTTCTTGAAAGTATGATGGTAATGGACATCCTTTAAATTCATTAATCTCATTCACTGATAGAACAAACATAGTAACAAATCCAAGACAAAAAGCAAACAACATTTGTGGGAAGTTATAATTCCCCATGTAGGCAGTAGGATCAGGTTCATCATCGTGTGGATGAATCATCCTTTCTATCTCTAAGCGCCTTTTCGATTTGTCGTCTAACTCGGTCCCTTGCTTCGGGGTTTTCGGTTTCTTTTCGGGAGTATCCATGTTTTTGATGATAGATAAAATGACCCTGTATAATCATTGTTACACCAAATAGGAATAGTAAAACTACTCCTGACCAATTTATAAATGTGGATGAAGCCATGGCACTACTGGTGGAATAACGCCAATAAGTCTCAACAGACCCTCACTAAAGAGTCCAAGAATAAAGAAACCAACAAACATACTGATGATTCCAGCGTTACGATTATGTTTTCGTATTGCATCATCAATCATCTCTTGACACTCTTCACGAGTGACATAATGTGACGGTTTAATTTGATCCATCCTGTGCGACATTAGGCAGATTATCCATTGGATCGGGTACTCCCGATACTATAGCACAAGCTCTCCTATAGTAGAAATTGTCTGTATTTCCTGATTCTTCTAAAGCTTCTTTGACTCTCACCCAATTCTCAAAGGATGTTTTGTCCATATGTTTTTAGTTTGAAATACATACTAGCTATTATAGTAAGTATTTCTAATTTGACTATAATGTTAGGATTTACTTACAGACATTAAAAAAATATAAAATTTATCTTATCTCAAAATCCATTTTACGTATCTTACGTTGTCTTCTACTTTCCTGAAAAGCAAGATCTTCAGAAGATAAAACATTCTCTTTTTTGTTTGAAAGAGAATTTAACATAACAACTTGGGATAAATCAACAGCAGATATTTTATCTCCTCTAATTGTGGTCATATTAGGGCAACCACATGAAAATGCTTTACTAGGGTGACCTACTAATTCCTTTCCACAGGAACGGCACCTTATTCTTATAGTGTCCATTTTTATAATGTGTACTTCTTTCACAAAAATGTTTCCACATTTATTTATATGCAAGAAGAGGGAATCGAACCCCCGACCGCCTCGGTGTAAACGAGATGCTCTACCGCTGAGCTATTCTTGCTATTGCTTATATTCTAACATATATTCCACCGTATTGGCAACATCATTCATAGCATCACGCAACATTGGTTGTTGACCTGAATGTTGTTCCGTTTTAGTGACACCGTTTTTGAATTCTTCGGAAAGAGTCCAGCGCCACTGTCCCATGCTTTTTGAATACCAAAGATTAATCTTCATTATCTAATCTAGATTCAAAGGTATCTAGCTTACCTTGTAATCTAGCAATTTCGCAAGTTAACTGCATATGCTCGTTTTCCATATCTTCCAAACGATATTGAAGTCTCTCCACAAGATCATAAAGATTTTTAGACTCTGCTATGTTCTGTTCACCCCTATCAGATTCTTGATAGAACCATTCTAACATTTTTTGAACTTTCTTTTTCATAAAAAAGGGGATCAAATGATCCCCAACTATACAATATTTACTTAATTGTGTCAACGGCAGCAAGAGATTTCTGCCGAAGATCCTCTGGAAGAGGTACATATCCCAAAGAATCTGAAACCACCTGCGACTTTTCGCTCAGCATATAACGAAGAGTTTCCTTAACTCCAGGTCTAGAGTCAGGATAAGCAAGAATCCAAGTCAGAGATACGATTGGATAAGCATTCGCACCCACAGGGTTAGGATCTTCCCCACGAAGTTTATCGTCTAGAACGATCTTGGCAAGTCCAGCAGCGGAGGTTTCACTGTTTGCTTTCACAAAGTTGCCTGCCTTGTTTTGTAGAGCAACCTGTTGAAACTTACCACCGTTCAAGTAACCATAGTTCAGATAACCGATAGCACCTTGAGTGTTCTTGATAGTACCAGCAACACCAGCGTTACCTTTACCACCAACACCAACAGGCCACTTCACAGACTTACCAGTGCCGACCTTTGCTTTCCACTCAGGAGAGAAGGCAGACAGGGAGTTGGTGAATCCTTTGGTGGTGCCAGAACCATCGGAACGCCACACGGTGACGATCTGCTTATCAGCACAACCGAAGGTGCTCCAGTTTGTAATCTTACCAAGGAAGACATCAGCAAGTTGAGTCTGCGTCATCTTGGCATCACAACCAGGTAGATTGTAAGCAGGGACGATAGCGCCGCCAGTCATAGGAATATGAACCATGGGCAGTTTCTGCTTAGCATCACTCACAGCACCATCGCTGGCACCAAAGTCAACAGTCTTAGCAGTATACTGACGAACACCAGCACCACTACCAACTGCTTGATAGTTCACTTGATTTCCAGTCTCTTTATTAAAGGATGCGAACCAGGAATTATACAAAGGAGCAGGGAAAGTCGCACCTGCTGCATTCAGTTTGAATGTATCTTTCTTTTCCTCAGCACCACAAGCAATAAGAACAGGTGCAGTCAATGTAGCAATAAAAAATTCTTTGAGTTTCATCTTTTTTGTTAGATAAACCTTGGTATATATTAGCACTTAATTTAAATTTAACCATAAAAAAACCTCCCGTTAGAGAGGTCGTTAGGATATCGTAATTTGTGTTACGGCATGAACTATCAGAAGGAGAAAGTTGCTCCCAGTTTGCCGCCAACACCCAGATCATCCATTTCAAAAGAATCGGTAGCAGTGACTGCGGAAAGTTCACCATAAACACCAAGACTATCAGTCAGATCAGCAGCAACACCAACCTTGCCAGAGTAACGGGTCTCGTTCTCAGCGCCGTCAAGGGCAAGGATCGCAGGTCCTCCCTGAACGTACCAAGATGCGTCTTCGCCAAGATCGCCACCAAAACCGACGTGAATATCAGTAATTGCACCAACGTAATCGTCTCCCGCCCAGGAAGCATTCGATTCCACGTTGACGTAGGGACCTGCAAGGGCAGCGCCTGCGGACATAGACAGAGCAGCAGTGGCTGCGAATACAGATTTAATCATTTTTTTAAAAACCTCTTATGTATTGTGGATGATTACCACAGATGGAAAGGACTCGACATGTCCTTGTAAATATACCTATGTAATTAATATTACAAAAGGTCAAGTATTTATAGTAGGTATAAATTCTGGTTAACCGTAACCAGAAAGCGGGTGATCGGGTTCGAACCGACGACATTCAGCTTGGAAGGCTGACGTTCTACCACTGAACTACACCCGCAAGTGGTGGGAGAAGATCTCCCAGGCACATCCTTCACACGGATGAGACCATAATATAACAATCACTTTAGATTGTCAAGCCTCTGACAAGATTTGAACTTGCGACCTGAGCTTTACAAAAGCCCTGCTCTACCACTGAGCTACGGAGGCGTATTTTCTTCTCTCTTGAGTTTGAAATACAACTTATAGTACTTCTTTTTCATCTCATCAAGAATTTTTTTGTCTTCATCAAAACCAAGATATTTTAAGTGAGTAGAACTTCCTTCCAATTCAGATAATAGAAGTAAGATTTCAACTGGTTTCATAATAAGAAGACAAACGACTCGTGTAGGATTCGAACCTACGACCGACTGCTTAGAAGGCAGTTGCTCTATCCAACTGAGCTAACGAGTCATGAGAACCCACATATTATACTTTATGTGGGATATGGTGTCAATGAGTAAATTAATTCATTCCATTACCAGACTTCCAACCACCTGGACCTTCATGGAAGTTTTCGGAACCACCAATTGCTTCTTTAGTTTCATCAACCGTATTCCAATTTGAGGTTGCCATCTCATACATTAATTGATGAATGCTACAAGGTTCTCCATTATATTCCCTACCATCTTCCTGCGCTTGCTGTTGCTTGATGATAGTTTCTTGCTCCATATAATCCAGTTGTTTTTCTGAACGCTCAGGAGCAGGTCCAAACCAAGGATCATCTTCCAAATACACGGGAGCTGGAGCTCCAGTATAATAGTTTATAGCATCATTTTTAAATGCCTCGCCTTCATTATAATCTTCTTTCAGATCTTTACAGTTAATTACATTCTCATCGATAGAGCACTGAATATCATTCTCTATTGATTTGGCGATTGCTTTTTCTATTAGCGACTTAAATTTTTTAATCATGTGTAGATGTTGAATGAAACTGAAACTCTATCCCTAACACTATCACTACCAGTAACATAGTGCCAGAGATGCCCCGGAAGGACGTACAATCGACCTACTTCAGGTTCCATAATATATTCTAGCATGTCTGCCCTATTTTCGTAAAGACTGCAATATTGAGATCCATCATTCCTCATGACAACCAGATTGCCAGAACTCGGAGGAAGTTGAATATAATAGATACCAATAAGGTCTGCTCGACCGTGAGAGTGCATTACATTATAGTTATAAGACTTATTGATATTACACCAATATTCCATGCGATGAACTTCTAATCCAAGACCTTTTTTATAAAGAAGATCATTAGAAAATTCTACTACGGTGTCCTTAAGTTTTAAAAACTTAGAGTCTACAAATATTGGCGAATGATATCCACCTTCGTTAGATAACTTAGCACTATCGTAACAATTCTTAATATCATATACTTCCGCTAATTGTGCCATCATATCAATCTGTGGGATACATGAGGACACAAAACTTGGAAATATGTTTTTATCTATAACATGATCGTACATACTGATACAGAGTGTAGTTACTAAATAGAGCCATACAATCATAGCACGGAGTATGAAAAAAGCTTTTATTGCTTTAAGTATGCTACTGTTAACAGCCGGTGGTGGAGCAGCAAATGCGGGTGGTCTTGTAACCAAGCACACCTCAAGTGTTCAATTAACTGTTGATGCGGCGAGAGCAACCTCCACAAGAATTGGATCCTCATTTAGTATTTCAGGATCTAATATAGATACTACTGATGGATCCACTGCAGGAACTGTTTCTGCCGGAACTATCACCTCAGGTGTCTATAGTCCTGGAACAATTGCTGCTACTCAAGACACTGCTGGAGCGGCATTCTCCTTCAGTCAATCATACACTCAGGCTGATGCGGTTCCAACTGCTGCAGCAGCTTTAGGTGCAACACCTAACTTCTCAAGCGTAACTTCATACGCAGCTGGAGCAAAAGATACTTTAGCAGGTACTGTAACCTCTGCGGGTATTCTTACGGTGACAGCTGGCGGAGCCGGAACATCTGCTACCGGACAATTCGTCTCTGAGGTCACAGTTATTGACTGATAACGGAGGTCGTTATGACTTTTGGAAAGACAATACTTTGGTCTGTCCTAAGTGTGGTGGGTGCAAGTGCCATACTTGCACCTGCCCAGGCGGTCCCGGTGGTTCCGAACTTCACCCAGGGCTCAATGACGAGCCACACAGAGACAACATCGAAGGTGACTGAAACTATTAATTCTATTGATTATAATACAGGATGGCAATACTCAGTAACTGGCACAAACGTGAACAATGGTGGAGAAGCATTAAATCCATCGAATGTGACAAACTCGGTGATGGTGAATCCACTCGGAGGAATGGAGGGACAGGTTTCAACAACCAACACCTCAGCAAATCTAGGAACAGCGAACTTTGTAATAACGAATCCGAACGAAGCGTTTCAGTTCACTCAAACGTATTCGGGTCCAGGAATGTCAAACCAAACAATTATTCAAAGAGTAACAGAAGTTACAAGCGTAACAGATACTACAAGTGTCTTTACCCAGTAATTGCGCTGCTAATAGCGTCACCAGTGAGAGCGAACGTTGGTGGTGTATCAGCAACAGCAAACCCCATCGCAAATAGCTCTGGCTCAGTTACGAACCAAGCTATTCAGGTTTTACAAGGTCCGTATATAACTAACACATATGGCGGTGGAATTTCCTGTCAAGGTCCAACTCTTAATATAACTCCATTTGTTACTCATAGTAGAAGTTATCAAGACCCATATGAAGGTATTTACTATGAACCTCAATATGATGGTAGAGATGTAAAAGGTCAAAAAGTAGAAATACAACAACAAGTTAAAAACTATCCCTGGGAAGAGTGGTATGACGATAGGGTCAGAACCGATCCTAATGATCCTCTTTATGATGTTAATGAAGATGGCATACCAGATAGATGGTTTGAAGATGGTGCTGATATGACAATCGTCATTGAAGATATTCAACCAGACGGAATTCCAGATCGACCAGGAAAGGTGGTCTGGGATAAACCAGTAAGAACAGGACAGAAAGATAATTTAAGCACTAATATTGGTCTATCAGCAACTATGTCTTTTCCACTTGATGGTGGATTACAGGAACGTTGTAAAGCAGCAGCAGACACTCAAACTGCATTAATGAAACAAACGGTTGCTAACAAAAGATTAGACTTTGAAATTGCTCGTCTCAAGAATTGTGGAGAATTAATGAAGGCTGGAATTCGCTTTCATAGAAGAAGTCCCTATTATGCCATCTGTGCTGATGTAGTAGTACAAAATGTGAATACTATTCCACAACATAGGCACCCTATCCCTTCTTCTTCGGTTCCTTTAAGACAGGCAAACCCCGCTTCTCCCGGTACTGATTCGCAAGCACCTCTTGGCGGGACAATCTCCGGGGTTTCTTTCCCAATAAGGACTGCGCCTTTGTCAGCGCCTTCTTCACAACCGGTTTCACCACTCTTAACAAAAGATCAGCAAGAGGTTTTGCGAGTATTGCCGAAGACGTTGCCACAACAGCAATAGAAGCAGTAGCAGTCACCGCACCTGCTGATGGAATATTTCCTACGATTTGTTCGGTTATCCCAATATCTTCTGTAACTTGAATACACTCCTTACCAACTAATCTATACTCAATAACTTTCTGATCTCCTTTTATAAATCCAACAGGTTCTTTAAGTTCTTGTGCTTCTGTCGGACAATCAATACCTTGATTTGGTGTTCTAGGAGCAGCAGGTGTTTTTGGTGTAGGTGGTTCAGGTGCTTCTGGTTGTTCTGGTGATCTTACTGAAGGAACTTCCTGAGATCTTTTTTCAGTTTCATACTGCAATCTTCTGGCATCATAATTGATTGCGTTAAAACTTGGCATCTCGCCATCACAAAATATCTTTACCTGATCCGGATCGTTATTAGGTAAATTAGCATTCTTATTACTATCTTCATGCGACTTCACACAGCCAGGCATATTCACAATAGGAAGACCCACCTGTGATGTTATAGGTGGATAAATTGGAACAGCCATTGATGGTTCAATTGCCCACCGTGGAACTGTAGGAATACTTAAATCACGAATATTAATTTCAGGAATATCCATCTCAAGGCAATCTTAATGCTCCTCCCGTATACTTAGGTCCAGTCTCTCCCATCGGTACTACACCACCTGTCGCGTCAGGAAGAGCAGGCATAGCAGCATCAATAAGTCCAGGAAGTGCTTCAGCAATTGCTTCAGTTGCCGCAGATGCTGCTTTCTCTCTTGCCCTTTCTATTAAGACATCCTTGCTAAGATATAACCAAGTACCACCACCAACAACGGCAGCAGATACAGCAAAAGACGCAAGCGCAAGTACATTGATTATTTTCTGCATTATACTAACGTGCCATGAGCACGGCGAATTTCTCTAAGTTCTTCGAAGTTCTTTTGTTTAGTTCCACCATCATAAGACCAAGCATAACCTTCATCAATCATTTGTTCGTTCAATGAAGATTCAGCGTCACCAATATATAACCACCCTAATAAGCGACCATACTTGCCCATACCACCAACAAGCTCAGTGCGAATAATAAGGTCATCATTCCCATTAATGGCACCATCCAATTTCTCTTTGAGCCAATTCGTTGCCTCAATTCCCAACTCCTTTTCTTCAAGGTCCCTGGTTCTTTTTTCTGGAGTATCTACACCAGCAACTCTAACCCTTTCTTTTTTGAATAAATCAAATCCAAGATCAATAGTTACATCAATGGTATCACCATCAACGACTCTATTGATTTCAACTACTCGGAAGTTGTAACACGACTTCCTGCTGGGTGGTACCATTGCGCCCATAATTCGTCTCCTTAGCTTCTAATGATGCTGCTATGCCAATAATAGTTATAAGTGCAGCAATTACTGCGCTAGCGCCCCAAACAGTTTTTTCAAGTTTACGAATACGCTGACGGAGTTCTTCAGTCGTTTCTTCCGCATCTTCAATGCGGTGTTTCAGAAGTGCTATCTCCTGATCCTGTTGGGCGTCCTTCAGTTCTATTTGATTGGGCATCTTCTAACTCCTGGAATGCCATACTCATAATGGTATATATGTAATAACTTACTCCAATAAGGAGTATAATTATTGAAATAATAACACTCCATACAGGATCATTAGTATTTTCTAAGGGACGAAGAAATAAATTCATTAGCAATCATTAAATACAGATCCTACTTCCGAACCAATAGTCTCTCCTGCTTTATTACCCAAAAGAGCAGCCCATCCTGCTGCTAACCATCCAATGTAAGGGATGTTGATGAGAGCAGGAGCGACAAGACCAGTAGTAATAGCACTACCTGCCATCGCACCTTGTGATCTTGCTCCAGCGTCCGCCACGATACACTCTATGCTTTCCACAGTCTTTCCCTCAGAATCCAGCGTTGTGGCACCCCCAATATTTCTTACACCTTCCATGGTATATTGATCATAGCGAGTTTCACTACGCTTCTCATGGGAACCACCAAACATTCCTTTCTTTTCCTTATCAAGATCTAATGTTCTATGGGAATCAAGGATTGTGGGATCATTTGCTTTATAATTAATTCTATATCCCTCTGGACCTGCTTCAATAGTATATGAAGCATAATCTCCTTTAGGAATATTGATCGTAGGAATTTGGGGAACTTGAGGTCTATCAGGTTCATCGTGAATCAAATGACCAAGAACACCAATATGTGCTACAGCAAAAAGACTACCAACACTAAGAGCAACCCATTTAAAAGGATTGTTATTTTTTATCGGGTTCAATTTTGTTTCGGACATAACCTACTCCATTAAACAACTTTTTCTTTTTTACACTCTTCTTTCTTTTCTTCTTTCCTATCCTTTTTGGTAGGAACAACCCCGAAAGTAGCTAAAGTCCCAGTGAACACGCTGGCTATAAATGTGGGGTCGATATTCTTTTGAGGAACACCAGGAATAGTCACATAATTTAGTGTGAGAATTGCTGCAGACCACGATAGAATAACAACGCGCACCAATGCCGACAGACCTTCGTCTGCCCAATCAAACTTATTCTGTTTGGTTTCCTCTTTCTTCTTTGGAGCAGACTCCATGTTGAAAGAGCAAGGCAGCTTTATTTAGGGGTCAAGAATCTCTACAGAGATATTCGCGTTTTGTATTTGATTGTATTTTTTACAAAGGGAATCACTTGATTCGTGTTCCCATTTATGATATGCACTTTTTAAGTTCTGAATGTAATCAGTTCCACCGAGACCGACCATTTCATCGGCAACGATTTTCTTGATTAACACATCTCTTGTTATATGTGTCATATGTAAGAATAGTTTTCCAACAACAAACCCTTACATTATAAGACTTATAGAGATTATTTCAAAGGATTTGTCTTGGGTGGTTTTGTTCGCTACCTGCAGCGAATGATATTATTTAGCAATGAATCCATTTTCAACTAACCATTCACGGGTCATTGGCGTGGGTTCATAATCAGTCCACATCGTTCCAGCGGCACAAGATTCTAATGCTGCCTGAGTCATACCTTCAGTGTGACCTGCCCAATATGCTTCCTTTTCCCAGGGAATTGCTTGTGGTTGAGATTGATAAGCACTCTTTGCGATTGCCTGATACATCTTAGGAACTTCTTCCTGGGGTTTGATGATAGCAATAAAGTTATTTTTAATACTACCCGCCATACAATCCTGAGCAGCGTGCCATCCTTCATGACGCATTACTGACATCATAGTGCCAGGACGATGCATATGAGCAACATTCAGAAAGAAGTTATTACTTACAGTATGATAGACACCACGATGACCAATTGGGAAGTATCGCATATCTGCTAGAAAAACCTTAGCTCCGACCTTATTAAGTGATCGGACGAGAGAGTCAAACTCATCAGCAACAATACTATAATCAATATCAGACAATTCATCATGTTTATTGAGATCAGAAACTGTTTTAAGTTCTTGAACATGATCGGTGCATTCCCTGAGTAACATGCATCCTTGAGCATGAGCACTGAAATAGTGCTCCTCTTTGATTGGATCAGCAAGCGCAGGAGTCGTCAGAGAAACTGCGGCGAGCATAGCAAAGATAGTTTTAATCATATTTTAAAAAATTTGTTGTAAAGAGCAGATGCTTCAAGATGCTTGCCATGATTTGTAAGATATCTGATTCTATCAAGAATCTTACGTTTGAAAACCTTAGATGTTTCCTCCATCTTCATCTCCTATGTATTCTAGTGACATCACATCAATATCTTTAACATCAGGATTCATCCATTCTCTAAACTCACAGTGAAGTGAATAAGCATCATCGATATCATCTTCACAGAGAGTGTGAATTCTATCTATAACGTAATTATGTACTTGAATTAGATTCTCTTTTAAAGTTACCATAGTCTTTACGCATATAGCGACCTAGAATGTTGCTATTATAGTATGCCGGAGAACCGTCGTCAAGTGACTCAGATAATACATTATTGAGAAACAATTGTTTTGTTTCTTCAAAGTTACAAGTTCCTTTTGTTGAGTGTAAACTTAATATTTCTCTACTGAAGAACTCTTTACCATACTTTTTTATATCCTCCTTTAATTCTGGACAAGAACCATAATACTTTTTCCAATCTGATTCTTGTTTTACTTTTCGTTTCTTCCCTGGTGGTTTTCTAAAAGACCAAAAATACTTTCGCCCAATGTATTGTCGTTGGTTGGATTTATTGGTAATGAGATAAACAAAACCAAAGTTATCCCCAACATCATCACTATCAAATACTCGTTTCAAGTATAACCAAGGATTTTCATAACTCATACTAATGTATTATATGAGCTATTATTTATCTCTAAATCCAACAAAGCAACTCTACTCACGAATTGAGTTCCTGTCAAGCCCTTGATAAATAATCAATAAAGAGTTATACTGATGTCTGTTTACGTCAGAAATCTAACAATAAGTTCCCACGCAAATTTCTCAGAAAATCTTGAGCTGATTCAGACTGGTGGTGATCCAACAGATTTAACTGGATACACTGTAAACTCTCAAATGAGAAAGCATCCAGATAGTTCTAAATTTCACACCTTTGCGGTAGGTATTACTAGTGCTAAGGATGGAAAAATAACTTTGTCCATGGGTAGCACAGCAACTGCTGAAATCAAACCAGGAAGATACTTATATGATATAGCAGCGATCAGAGAGAATGGAAATACATCAATTATTCTTGAAGGAACTGTGAACGTAAGAGCTGGATTTTCTACTAACTGCCCATAAAAATGTCACAAGAAGTCTTTATTGTAAATCTGGTTATGCACACCGGAACCGATTTTACACAAACCTATGTCCTTGAAGACACAACATCAAATTCCGAAAAAGAACTAGATGGATTTTCTGCTTGTGCTCAAATAAGAAGGTATGAAACCTCTAGTGTGGCGGCAGTATTCAGCACAAATTTTAAGGATGGTGGTAGAATAGAGATCAGTATGGAAAGAACTGTCACTTCTACATTAAAACCAGGAAAGTATTTCTACGACTTAGTCATTAAAGACAGTAGTGATGTTAAGACAAGAGTGGTTGAAGGAACCATTCACGTTAAGAAATCAATTACTAGATAATTACTTTCTTATATTATCGTAGTATTTTTTACTTGATTTATATTTGTCGTAACCCCAGTTTCTTCTTGGTTTTACTACTGGTGTGGTTGGAGCAGCAACTCCTGGATCTTTAGGTTGGTCACCCTGAGTGGTTGAATCATTACCTGATCCTGTAACGCTGTCAAGCACTTCCTTTCCACCAACAAGTGCTAATCCAGCACCAGTAGTAATAGCAGCACCTTTAACTAAAGGAGTATTTAATTTATTTTTTACATTTTTAGTAACTTTAGTTACTTTCTGACCCGCAGGAGAATTTTTAATCTTTGATCCGAGACCTTTAATACCAGATCCCTGGTTCACACCTGGAATTGAAAGTTGTTTAGTGCTTCCTCCACGAGAGAAAAGACCTTTTAGTTTGGTTGCTTGTTTGGCTAACCAACCACCAATAGCACCTAAACCAATTCTTTCACATATTATGAATAATTCTGGATTTCCAAGATCAACACTTTCCGTTAAAACTAAAGAACTGAGAATACCTTCTACTTGTTCCTCATCATCACAGTTCCAAAATTCTAAAATTTCTTCAACACTATAATCATCCTTAAGCATAGCATCAGTGACGCTAAGGAAGTATTTTTCTTCGTCTGTGTAATTGTAGTACATAGTTACCTCCTATTTCTTTTTTGGTTTTTTTCTAAGTCTCGATAGAACTTTATCTGCCAAAGAAGTTCCGGCAGTATATCCAGCGACTCCTCCACCAATCGTTCCAACAGGTCCAGCAAAACTACCAAGACTAGATCCTACAGCACCACCTAACCACCCAGCAGCGGTTCTAAAACCAGATTTGAGACCAGCTTTAAGTCTACTATCTCCAGATGCTCTATTTTTTCTATAATCTAAGAAAGTATCAAGACCAGCACCAACAGCACCTAAACCTTTAGCAGCTTTACCTGCGTACTTACCAAGATTTCTTTCAACTGCTTTATCAATAGTCTTTTGTGTTACAGGTGTAGGTTTTCCTTTAAGGAGATTTTTTTCTGGTGTAATATCTTTTACTTTAACTGGTTCAACATCAATAACAGAGTTTTTAGGATTTACTAAACTCTTAAAATTCTTTTTAGATAATGCCTTTTGAGAGGATGTAGTTTTTCCTACTGATAATCCCCCAACACTTTTAATAAATGATTTATTTCCTCTAGCGAGAGTAACTTCAGATCCTGGTTTGGGTTTATTTTTGAAAGAGTATCCAGATCTATTAGATTTTTTTACATCATTGCCTACAAGATTTTTAATTACTTTATCAAGATCAGCACCTCTTGTTTTAGAAATATCTCTTGTAGCATCCGCTTGAGCACGAAATCTTGTGCGTTGACCTTTCGTAGATGACCTCCCAACCATCTCTGGTTTAGCACCAGATGCTTTGAGACCCTGTGCATCTACAAAATCTTGAGTTACCTTGCGACCTTGATCCTGCATACTACGGATGTACTCATTAGCAGGAGTCTGCGGTACAGTTTTAACTGGGGTGCCTGGAAAGGGATCTGGTATAGAAGGTTTCCCAGATTTCGCTCGCTTAGTGACATTTTTAAATGGTCTAGCAGGTGCCGGAATCTTCGACTTAAATGGATCAGGAATACCTTGCTTTACAGTTCTCTTCTGCCTTACAGAACGATCAACATTGGGGTTTGATTCATCTGCTTTCAGACCACCAGACTTAGAACCCGAGAATCCTCTTCTTGCTGCTATATCAGACTTTACTCTGGCAGTAGCACCACTCCTATCTCCAGGGAACGACAAGGTACCTCTAGCAAGACTTCCAGTGGTTTTGCCACCAGTTGCTCCTTTTACCCTCTGAGCGCTTCTAAACTTCGCTGCCTGCTTGGAAACATCTGCCTGCTTCACTGCCGTTGTCTTGGGCGTTTTAGGTGCCTCAGGGTTTGCTACCTTAGGAGGATTAGAAGGATCTGAAAACTTCTTATCAATTTTTTTCCGATTACTTAGATCCAATGGATCTCTATCTCCTGGAGCAGGGGATGCTACAGCAGTATTACCTTTTTTTCTTTCTAGTATAAAATTACTAAACGACTTCATTCCGCTACCGCGTTCCAGTATAAGAATATTTATAAAAAAAGGGAGAGGACTAATCCTCTCCCTTGAATGCTTCATATCCATCATATTCTCCAAACATATAGGAATCAGATAATGCCGCCTCCCTATATGCTTGTAGTGATTTATCCGTTAACTCAAAGTTGGAATCCTGAGAAGGTGTCTTTTTTGACATCTTGTTTGATCCCTCCAACGATGTAAGACTCAACCTCAGTCTCCTGAGGAGCGACTTGAAGACCCTTCGACGAAATCCAATGTTCCGTCCAGGGGAGTGGGTTATTCTTTGCGGGAATGTCATAGATAGGTTTTAATCCAATTGCCTTCATTCTACGATTGGCAACCCATTCAACATATTGTTGAAGAAGTTTATCATTTAGACCAATCATAGATCCATCTTTAAACAAATACTCTGCCCAAAGTTTTTCCTGATTAACACAGTTCTCAAAGGCATTGAGCAACCACTGTTGCTCTTCTTTGAAAATTTGTTTCATCTCAGGATCATCACCCTGCTTCCACTTATTCAAGATATTTTGAGTGATGGCAAGGTGTGTATTTTCATCTCTAGCAATTAATGAGATGATTTTTGCAGATCCCTCCATGAGTTTGAGTTCGCCAAACGCAAAACTGCAAGCGAAACTGACATAAAAGCGAATACCTTCAAGAATATTAACGTTTGCAATTGCTCTGAAGAGTTTGCGCTTGAGTTCATATCGGGATTCTAAGGCGTAAGGAACTTGTTCTAATGCGTGTTGCCATTCGTTAGAGTTATCCCATTGATGGGCAGCATTCAGAAAATCATTATATGCTTGAGTAACACTGGTAGCACGCTCTACAATACGATCATCTGTCAAAATGTGGTCAAATACATCTGAAGGATCGGCATATACATTTTTGATGATATGTGTATATGAACGACTGTGGATCATTTCCATGAATCCCCAGACTTCCATACATGCTTCTAATTCAGGTAATGAGCAGTAAGGGATAAAAGCCATCCCAGGACCGCGCCCTTGTACAGAATCCAGCATGATCTGGTATTTAAGATTGCTGGTAAAAATGTGCTTTTGCTCTGGACGTAATGTCTGATAATCACTGCGATCCTTTTGTAAGGAGACCTCTTCAGGTCTCCAGAAAAAACCTAATTGCTGTGTTGTTAATTTGTCGAAGACTGGATACTTGTAAGAATCATATCTTTGGATTCCTAGTGGTTTACCGAAGAACATCGGTTGTTTTTTAGTGTCAACTACTTCTGAGTTGAATACGGTCATGGAGTCAACCATTGGTTTCTCCTCTTTGTTCGTCTTAAATCTTACAAGACTCACACTCTTCCTCCTCTGCGTTTTCTAGTTGAGCGATTAGATTATCAAGACTTTCTTTGGTATCTTCTACCTCATCAGTCTTGATGTCGTAGGTGTTTTGATAATATGAAGTCTTCCAACCAAGTTTATATGTGGTTAGAAGATCCTGTGCCATTACTGAGACTGGAACTTCATTATCGGGGTATTGTTCTGGATTATAACTCCAGTTTCCGCTGATTGCTTGATCAAAGAACTTCTGCATAACAGCAACAATATTGATGTAACCGTTATTAGACTCCATATCCCAGAGGAGCGTGTAATTGTTTTTAAGAGTTGCATATTGAGGAACAATTTGTTTGAGTGGTCCTTTTTTGCTTTTCTTAATGGACAAATACCCTCTAGGTGGTTCGATTCCATTTGTTGCGTTTGACACAACGGAACTGCTCTCTGATGGCATCTGAGCAGACAGTGTTGAGTTCCTAACTCCATAGGAGAGAACCTTAGTTCTAAGATCCTCCCAATCATAGTGAAGCTCATTCGGAACTATTTGATCTACATCATGTTTATATGTATCAATTGGAAGAATTCCATTCGCATACTTTGTTCGGCTACTATACTCACAGGCACCTTTTTCTTTCGCAAGATCTACTGTAGCAGAAATAAGATAATATTGAAATGCTTCAGTCAATTCGTGAACCAGTTTCCATGCCTCAGGATCGTTGTAATTAACGCCCTGCTTCGCCAGGAAGTGTGCTAAACCAATGTAACCAATTCCAAGTGAGCGGCGTGCTCTTGTGGCGATTTCTGCTGCTCTGATGGGGTAGTTTTGAAAATCAATAAGTTCATCAAGACTGCGAACAGCAAGATCGCAGAGAACTTGAAGATCCTCAAAATCCCTAATTTTCCCAACATTAACAGCACTAAGGATGCACAGAGCAATTTCTCCATTTTCATCATCAATATGATTAAGTGGTTTTGTTGGTAATGTAATCTCTTGACATAGATTACTCATTTCAACTTTATCTGTGAAAGAAGAATGAGAATTACAATGATCGATATTCATAATGTAGAGACGACCAGTCTCAGCACGTTCTTTTAGAATATCTAAGAATAGATCTTGTGCCCCGATAATTTTGCGCGGAACAGATCCATCAGATTCATAACGCTTATAGAGATCATCAAACGATTCAGTGCCAAAAGCATCATACAAACCTGGAACATCGTGAGGGCTGAAGAGACTGATTTCTTCATTCTTGATAAAACGTTCGTAAAATAGTTTAGAGATTTGGATGCTGTAGTCCAACTTTCGGACACGGTTATCTTCCGTCCCTTTATTGTTCTTGAGTACAATGATATCCTCTATTTCTTGGTGCCAGATAGGAAAGTGAACAGTCGCTGACCCACCTCTGATGCCGTTTTGTGTGCAGCATCGGACAGTTGCTTCAAACTTTTTGAGGAAGGGGACCACACCTGTGTGTTGAACCTCTCCGCCTCTGATTTTAGCGTTGATGCCCCTGATGCGACCTGCGTTGATACCGATGCCCGCCCTTTGTGCAACGTATCGGCCAATTGCCATATCAGAACTAAAGATAGAATCGAGGGAGTCATCAACATCAACAAGAACACAGCTAGCATATTGTCGAAGTGGAGTTCGCACTCCCGCCATGATAGGTGTGGGGATGTTGATTTTGTGCCTGGAGATTGCGTCATAGTACTTCTTTACATAATCGAGACGTGTTTCTTTTGGATACTTTGAAAAGATAGTAGCAGCAATCAACAGATACATGAACTGAGGGGTCTCATACTGAGCACCGGTGCTGCGATCTTGAACCAGATACTTATCAACTACCTGGCGCAAACCAGCGTAGGTAAACAAGTAATCGCGATGATGATCAATAAACGATTCAAGTTTATCAAATTCTTCCTTTGTGTAAAGGTCAAGAATCTCAGAATCATAGACTCCTTTTTCTACACAATTTTTAGTGTGCTCATAAACAGTGTGAGTATCGTGAATACGACCATTAATCTGCTTCCTGAGAGCAAACAGAAGCAGTCTAGCAGCGACGAATTGATAGTTTGGATGATCCAGATCAATCAAGTCACTTGCAGAGCGAATCAGGATCTCCTGAATCTCTGCCGTAGTTATACCATCATAGAATTGTATGCCAGACTGCATCTCAACTTGAGAAGCAGAAACACCTGCCAAATCATTACATGCTTCTTCAACCATAACGTGAAGTTTATTCAAGTCAAGAGGTTCTGTATTTCCATTTCTCTTAACTACCTTGGTCCCGTTGCTCATATCTTTTTCCAAATGTTGAATTTAACTTTTGCTTCTAAACCAGAATATGTATTTGATTCTATCATAGACATTACATCATGTCCAGCGATAATCATGTCATTGATATCTTTTTCTATGATACCGTTTGGCCAGATGACGACTTTTTGATTTCTGTCGATACATCTCTCAATTCTTCCAACAATTTCACGATTGCGGGGCTCGTTATCGTAAACAAGAATAATGTCGCTTCCCTCAAGATAACCCAAGTCACCATCACTACCACACAAAGCCACGCTATTGTTGATGAAAGTGCTGTCAAAGGGTCCTTCGACCACATAGATTGGTAGTTTTTCATCAATTGTTTCAAGTCCATAAATTTTCGGCGCTTCATCCTCTAACATCACGGTGATATATTTAACAGAGTTAGGAATTAGACTTCTACCCTGAAAACCAATAAGATTCTTACCCTTATCATACATTGGTATAATAATACGCGGTTCATCCCTATATGTGGAGTCAAACGTTTGTTTTTGTATATTTGTCCACTCTTTGAATTTATTAGTATAATAAAACTTTTCAGGATTAAGTTTTCTATCTTCCAAATATTTTCTAGCAACATCATTCTCAGATGCTTTAGGAATATCTAACTTTTTCTTGAATACTGGTTTCTTAAATTCAAAGACAGGTTCTTCGCTGACAAAATTTCTTCCTGTATGACCTTCCTTAAATTTCTCAAGAGTATACTGCTTATGAAGAGTAGTATCAAGTTTCTTGATAAAATTATTCAATGACAAACTAGCACCACAGTTGTGACACTTAAAGTTGGTATTGTTCTTCACAACATACATATACCCACGACACTTATTCTTGTTCTTCTGTGAGTCTCCACAGATGGGGCAACGGAAGTTGTATAGGTCAGGTTTGACCTTCTTGAATTTTTGTAGGCGTGACGAAATTAATCCAACATACTTGGAATCAATTAGATCCATTACAACAGGTCACTTTCTTCTTTCTATTATAACCTGCTGTGGTTCGGGAGTCAAGAAAAGGGGTGCCAGTCTGCTACCTGCACCAATGACAAGTGCTGCTACAACTAGAACACCACCAACTTGCCATCTAAACTTGGAAAATCCTCTTATCTCCTCTTGTATCTTATCAATTCTACCGTGAATTACTTTATGATTCTTTTCCTCATTGTATTTAATCTCATCAATCATCTTGATGATGAGTTCGTCACTTTTAATACTTTGCTCTATCCTTTCATCATGCTTCGCTAGGATTTGAGCGATTCTTGCGTTTCCTTCAGATATTTTATCAACAGCGTTCTCTAACTTCGCCAACATCTCTCTGGAGAGATCCTCGTAAATATCTAACTTAGTCTGTAACTGAGCAACTTTTGAATCTGAGAACATTATGCCATCCAGTTCTTACGTGAACCTCTACCCGCGTAAATGTACTTTTTCTTCTTCCTTACAGGAGGATCATCTCCTGCTTGAACTGTCCCTGCGATCTTACCATCACCAACATTATTAGTTGGACCCATGGACATCTCTTCCTTATAAGGTTTTCTTTTCTTATTACCAGGAAATTCTCCTCTATCCTTATATTCTTTATCAGTCAGATAAGCTTGTGGATCATTATGAAACTTCTTCGCATCCTTTTTACCAGTTGGATCAGTAATCATTTGACGAATTGATCTTACTTTTGCTTGTGAAGTTAAAGCATTAGTTCCACCGCCGCCACCACCCATTCCAGGAGCACCCGGAGGAAGTCCAAATTCTTTTAAGATGCGTTGCTCTCTTATAATATTAATGATTTTATTAATATCCATTATAGATTCTTTAATTCATCTAAACAAATATGATCTACTGGAATTCCAGATATATGAGTTTTTGGATAATCAGGAATTCTATTCAAAAAGACAAGAAAACTTTTTATTGATGGCCAAAGATCTTCCTCTAAATTGTAAAATAAAAGAGGAACTGCAGCATCATCAAAAACATTGAATAAAATTATAAGATGATTTAATATCAGGTGAATCTTAAGTTCACCTGTATTTTTATATCTTTTCAATAAACGTTTTATGTAACGGATTCTCTTTAAATCCGCCTCAAAGTCATCTCTGGTAACGGCTTGAGGATTATTATAAAATTTTATAGCAAAGAGTAAATAATTACTCTCATTCAATTCATCAAATCTCATACCATATTATCAGTTATTTAATCAATCTGCGTATTGTGAATCATCGCCAGCATCACCAGTTATACTGCTTCCAGCAACAAGTGTTTCTGTCTTAATTCTAGCCACACCGTGCATATCGGTGTAGGACTTTACAGCAACCCATCCAGCGTGAGATGGAGCATACTTACGTGCAGTTCCAGAGGCAGCATTTGCAACTGCTTGCTCATTAGTATCTACTCCGAAAATCTCTTCACCATCGTAGTTAGAGTCTTCGTTTACATAAACTGGTTGCTCAGAGATGTTGTAAGTAACGCCACTGATAGCGGTTCCGTCAAGACCAGTTGTATTATGAAGAACAGCAGTGGTATTACCAGTGCGCTCCTTAATAACTGCACTTCCTTTTCCTGTAATAGTAACGACTGCACCCTCAATAGCGGAAGCAGCAGGAAGAGTAGCACCACCACCGAAAGTTGCAACCTTAGTTGTAAGGTTGACACTAACAGTACCAGTCGAATATAAAGAGTCTGATGTGCCCCAAAGAGACATGTTTCCTTACCTATGAATCTTGTATGGAAATATTTATAAAAAGAGAATCACTCCTCTTCTTTAGCAACCATAGCTTTCTTGACAACTTCCAGTAGTTGATCGTCCATATCAGTCTTGGTTAGCTTAACCGCTTTACCCAAGATAACAAGACAGATCTCAACCAACTTCTCACCGAGTTCCTCATTTTCCGGAATCTTCGCGACCGCATCGGAGATAATTTTTGACGCAAGTGGGAGTAAAAATGCAAACATTGTTTTATCACATACTTACATTATATAGTGGACTTTACTATTTTTTCAGATTCCTGTCTCTGATCCGTCAGCGTATTTTTTCATTTTAGATCCATCAGGATTCATTGTTGCTTTACGTGCTCTTTCTGCAGCACGTCTTTTGATTTCATTGTTGGAATTGTTAAAGTCTGGATGACCACCACCAGCAGTAACTGATGTTTGCTCACAAGTTGCCGCCATCTTAGCAGATGAGGCAGTCATTGCTTTCATGGTCTCTTCTTCACCAGGTTCCATATTCATAATCAATGGATTCTTCATACCCATTGCTCTCAACTTATTCTTAAGAAGTGTTCTATAAGTTGCTCTTTCACCAGCAGAGATTTCTTCCTTCTCTTTTTTACCCTCTTCAACAGTATCTGGACATGCCTTCGTGCCATGAATATCACAATCTTTTCCTTCTTCTGTTTTAGTACATACTAATTTTTTCTTTTCAATCAATTCTTTCAGTTTAGAAGCACTCTCTGTTGTAGGCATTACCTTAACAGCACCAGTCTTGTAATTATCAATGTTAGAAGGGTTGATTTTTTTGGTGTTCTGTCCTTCAGTTGAAGTAGTTCCATCAACAAGGAACTCTTCCTTCACTGCATTCTTCTTAGCAATCGCTTTATTAATAGCATCACGACGGTTGTAGATGTACTTATCAGTGCCATCTTTCTTACCATCATTGTTTACATCACCATCTCTATCACTAGATTTCTTGGCAACTGGATCCATTTTTCCTTTACCTTCTCGTTTGGTTCCTTCATAAGGATCACCGTGCTCAGTCATCTCAACTTTCAAACCCTTTGATCTTAGCGCAGTAATTTTTTCACGATTGGCATATCTTACATACGATTTACCAGATTTTTCATCAATGACTCTTACCTTATACTTCTTCTCTGAAGTTTCATCTTCCTGGATGACCTCTTCTTCAATAGTCTTCTCAACGAAGACTTTAAACATTGCTTTTGCGACAGCACTAGTAGCACCATCATTCATAGTAGCATCATAAGACTCTTTCTTATCACCACCACCATCTTTTCCAAATAGTTTTGCTCTAACTGCTGCTTGTTCTGGAGCAGTAAGATTGCTGTTAGACATATACTGGGAGTATGCCGCTCTCAAATCAATACCTTCTCTTCTAGCACGATAACGGATATCGTAAACTGCTTGACGAATCTTCTTCTCAGAACCATCACCTTTTACACTACTTTCACCCGGAGCAGTATCTGCTGGAGCTGCTTTCGCAGGAGCGTGCTTTCTCGCTGGGAGTTCCTCAAATATCTTTTTAGTCATCGGAAGAATTCTAGAATACTATTTTCTTATCTTATATTTATTTATGAATTGTCTTCCGCTAGACATTCCAGGAACCATGGTCTCAACGTACTTCCTATGAGCATCAGTTCCAATTAATCTTTGACTAGCAGGAACTCCAGAAATAGTAGTTCCATTTACCACTGCCTCAGTGACATCTCTAATCCATGCTTTAAACATAATCTTATCTTCAGTAACACAAATAAGATGATTAGCACCTCTACGGACAATACGACCAACTAAACCAGTATTGAGATTTTCAACCAATTCACCTAAACGGAAAATTGCCTTACTAACATAATTTTCTCTTAGAGTATCTTGATCAAACTTGGGTGCCATTTCCCAGATACCCCATTCCTCATTGATACCCATTGACATTCTTGTAGTATCAAAAAGTTGCTTTGCTTCTCTACGTGGAAAACCTTCAGGCATAGCAGACATGAAAGTTTTGAAATCATTTTCAGAAGCAGCAAGTCTCAATCTTGATGCTGACATTCCTTCCACGCCATCAGCGTCAGGATCCCTATCACCAGCAGAAACAACCTCAACATTGTCGAACTGATATAGAGAACCATTATAGTTGTTAGCAAGTTTATCAAACTCCTTTACTCTATCGGCACCACCAACAATTCTTACGTTAGCATATCCATCATTATGTGCTTTCTTTAAAATATCAAAAATAGTTCTAGTATTTTGATCATTTTGAATCCTTGAACTATGTTGAGGGAACATTCCTCTCATGAACGCTACCTTAGTATCAGCATCTAAAGGATTCTTCTTAGGATCATTTGAACGTGAAGGAACAATTACATAATCACTTTCTTCTGCTTCGGCAGCGGCAGCAGCAGTATCCATTAATTGTTGATGACCAACATGTGGTGGATTGAATCTACCAAAAGCAATAGTCAAAGTTCCTCTTGTCTTAGGAACTGGTGGTGGTCCTGCTTCTAAGTCGGGACTGATATTTACTGTCTGTTGCTGAGGTTCAGGTACTGCTGTTTGTTGTGCTTGAGGTTCCTGTTGTTGTAGAGCAGGGTCTGTGAAATTAGGATCAGAAACGTTCTTTTCTAATTCCGTTTGATTGGGATCATCTTGCCCAACTTTCTGTCTCTTATTATAAAACTTTAATCTGCCTTTTTCAGTCTTAGCGACAAATTCTCCTGTAGAACGATCATACCATCCACCATGCCCATCACCTTGAAGACCAAGACGTGCTGCTTGTTGTGCTGCGGATTCGCTTAAAAATTTAAAAAAGGATTTCATTATTTGTTTCTACGTAGTTCTAAAGTAATCTTTCCACGATTGGTAACGATATACTTTAAAATATCATTTCTTATTTTTATATATTTATTCTTCTCAGTGCCTTTGGTTACATCTATCTCCTTTTGAAATGTCAAGTAGATATATCTAGCAAACTGTTCATAGTTTGTTCCATCATAATCTTTAATAAGTTTACTAATATATTCAGACATATTGTTTGATGCTCCTACCACCTTTTCCACTGATAACCATTCTAGCACCCTTTATGCCATAGTTAGAACGGTCACCTTTGTAGATACACATAAAAACGGGTTCGTAAGCACCACCAATAGAATCACCGTTATTATGAGTTTGTGCAGAAGCAACTAACTTATACTTACCAACTCCAGTTCTAGTAACGTTCACAGTTCCTTGAAGAAGAACATCCACATTCTGAATACTTGAACCACCACCAAATCCATTACCATAAATCGCCATCATCTTCAGACGATTATCTTTTATTTTTCTAGCAACCGTTGTTGCACTAGGCATTTGAGTTCCAAACATTGCTTGACAAGTTTGAACAAACGCCCGAGTCTCTGGATGTGCTGCCAACATAGGTTCACCACGTTGAGTTATACCACCCCACTGCTGAATTGCAGTTGCAGATGAACCATCCTTGTGAGAAACAAATCCAACCATATTTCCATTCATATCTCTGAAATGAAAGTCAGACTTTGGAGTTCCAGGTGTGCTTTCTACATTTACAACTTGATATGAATTCTTTCCAACTTGAAGATTAACAAAATCAGATCCTAGTTGATTCTTTATCTGCTCCAATTTTCTCCTTATAGAACTTACTTCCACATCTTCTGCAGCAGTTGTATTTTGAGATCTACCAGAAAATATAGAATCTTTATAGAGTTGAGTCAGTCTAATCTGACCCTTCATTGTTGTTGGAAGAATGATACTAGAACCTTGCTGATATTGAGAAAGATCTTCAATACTTCTTAAAGTATTAGCAACGGTAGGATCAATCTTCACCTTTTGTCCATTGCTTTCCACAAGAGTAAAATCTCCTCTACTTGCAATCCTTGTGCGAAACAGAGAGAAGTTATTTCTCTTTCTAAGTTCTGTGGGAGATAATCCTGCCATTTCCCTTTTTGGGTATTTATGGAGTTAAGCGGACTCGAACCGCTGACATCCTGCTTGCAAAGCAGGCGCTCTACCAACTGAGCTATAACCCCGAAAGAAGATTAATCCTCTTTGAGTTTCTTTGCTTGTCTACTAGACCACAATGCAGCAAGAATAATAGCACCATAGAAAAGAGTGTCATCCAGCATCACTAGGAAGAAGATAACAGAAGCACCATACTTAATTATAAAAGGTAATGGTGATAAGATTTTACCGAAGACTTTGCGGTATTGTTGTTCAAACTTGAAGTATCCAAGTGCTAACAATGTAACTACAAACTCACTATATGGAACAACAAAGTATAATGAGAAGAAGATGAAGAGTGGCCAATAGTGGCGTTCAGGAATCTTCTTTACTAGTTTCAGATACTTATGAATTAAGTTCTTCATCTATCTGTTCATCAAGGTCATTAATAACATTACGTATTTCAACAATTCGCACCGGTACACATTTAGGGTCATATGTGTAAATCTTCTGCTCATCAAAAAGAACTTGCCTAACTGCTGCAGCAGATCTAACGTCAAGATTTAGAGTAATCATTTCCATCCTCCTTTTAGAACCCACTCATCGTGGTATTGGTTTTTCCAAGCATTGCTGATTCCGTAGGATGGTTGAATTACTTGCTCAATATACCTACGATTTTCTTTGGCAATATTTAAACTCTGTTCTTCTAGAGTTTTGACTCGCCCATCAATTTGTGAGGACCACCATACTGCTCCTGCACCCTGAACCAAGAGGAAAGATACAATAGCAAAAGGGATTTTAAAATCTTTCATGATTCACTCTCAAGTAGTTTGTCTATCTGTTGAGAAATCTCTCTGATTTTAAGGATACCTTCATTAGAGAAAAAACCAGGGTGGTCTTTTGTATACAAGAACAGATGATGACGTAAAACAATTGCGTCATGTCTACTCAGTTCAAGGTTGATCACAGATCGTCAACCTCACGGTTTTCAGAGTAATATACATCAAACTGTCCACCAGGATAACGCTTCTCAAGTTTCTTGACATTGCGAGCAACGACTTCATCAAAAGGAACTCCCAGCGCCATACATGCTTGCGCTACATACCACATCAAATCACCAAGTTCAATAATAAGGTGTTCTTTATTATGAGTATCCCAGGGTTTGCCTTGGAAGATCATTTTCTTGATAATCTCAAGAAACTCACCACCTTCAGCATTAATACCAACACCGGCAGTCAGGAGACGTTCAATATTGGCACCTTTCTCATCCAGTTCAACTAGACGATCAGAAAGGGCAACGAAATCTGTAGATGCATCAGAAGTAACAGCATCTACGAATCTTTCATATCGTTCAAAATCAACTTGCTTAGTCATTAGAATTTAAATCCGTCGAATGATTTTTTAGGTTTCTTTTCTTCCTCGTAATTATACTCCTCTTCTCGTCCAGAGTCAAGTATATCTTCTTGTGCTGTTTGTTCGCAATCATACAATCGCATCTTAGCACGATCAATACCAACAATAAATCTTTTGAATATTGTTGGATCATTATAGCGATTCTTTAATTGCTTCACCATAATCTGTCCCAACTGTTCCAGTTCTTCCGTGCTAATAAGGGCAAACATAAGATCAGCAGTAGCAGGGAGACCAAAGGATTCACTAGTATCAGTAAGGTCAACATCAGAGCTACCATAACCAGAACGAGTGGTCTGGGTGGCAGATACGATAGGGACCTCGGCTTCGACAGCCAATCCTCTAAGTTCCTCTGCAATCGACTTAACAAGAGTATAGGAATTAATATTGGCAGATCCTTTGTAACGTGACGAGGCACAAATATTGAGATAATCCACAAATATAATATCAGGTTTAAAAGACTTCTTAAGTGAAAGTTCATTAAGAAGTGCCTTAAAGTGTCCACTGTGGGCGCTGGCAGTAGGATACTCTTTAATTATAAGTTGCCCCTGAGTTTTCTTAGTAAGATTGGTTACTTTGTTTTCAAAAGAAGATTTAGGAAGTTCTACCAAATCTTGAATAGGGACATTGAGGAGGTTTGCGTCAATACGTTCAGCAATTTTCTCCTCTGCCATCTCCATTGTAATGTAAAGCACGTTACGTCCGTTAAGCAAAATGGAGCTAGCCATGTGACACATGAAAAGAGACTTACCAACACCTGTCCCAGCAAGAGCGACATTAAGAGTCTTTTTAGGAAGACCACCTTTCGTAATCTTGTTGAAATATTCTAGATCAAATGGAATACGATCTTCTTTCCGGTGATAAGACTCATATCTTTCTTTATAATCTTCTAAGTAGTTGTGACCGATATGGTTGTCAAAAGAAACCGCAAGAGCATCCGACAAAATTGAAGGGATAGCATCACGATTCTTTTCTTTATCTCCACCATCAGCAATACCAATAGATTCCATCAATGCCAAATAAATGGCACGATCACGACACCACTTCTCAGTGGTATCCAATAACCAATTGTGCTCTACGGGAGCATCTGTGAGACTAGAAGTAATCTCACGGGATTCTTTGACCTCAGTTTCAGATAGGTCAGTACGGGTTTCTAGTTCAATAGCAAGTGCTTCTGTTGTGATAGCAGCACCATACTTCACAATGAACTGAGTAATCTCCTGAAAGATAATCTTTTCAGTTCTCTGTTCAAAATAATCAGGTTGAATGAAAGGAATTACTTTACGAGAATACTCTTCATTGAAAACAAGATTTCGCAGAATAGTTGTCTCAATTCGCTCCATAAGAATAGGTCTGTTGTGCAATTACGTCTAATTTTTCCATCACTTCAGGGGTGAAGTAAGTATCGGGATCTTTCAGGATTGCTTTCGCGTATACCTTCTTCCCATCTATCTCATATCTACCAGCAACGTTTTTCCATAATCCGCCAATCTCACCAAGTTCAAGAAGACCAAAATATCGATCAAGACCACGCTCATCGTAATAAAGACGCACCGTAACATCTTGATTCTCCTTGCTTAAACGCGACTTAGCAGTCTTTGCCTTGATAAGATTTCCAACGATTTCCGTTCCATCCTTCTCCTTCTTTTTGCTAAGATGGATAATTGTAGAAGCAGCGTACTTGAGTCCAGAACCTCCTCCCATTTCTTTAGTTGGAACGTAAGCACCGATGACATCATAAGTATGGTTGGTAACGATCATAGGAATGTTTGCTTGACCCAACTTGAGTGTAAGCATTCTGAAAGCTCCTTTAATAAGTTGGGATTTTGTCATATCCCGAACTAGCTTATCGTTGAGCGTATCAGTGATCTCTTTCTCAGTGGATAACATCCCCAATGAGTCTAGCACAAACATGCATGGTTTGCGGTCCTCTGCGGACTTTTTCATATAAAGATCTACTGCCTTAAGTGCCTTACTACGAAACTCTTCAACAGTTACAACATTAACAACAACTACACGATTAAGATCTAACCCACGACTTGCGAGAAGAGACTTGTTAACAGCGGCTTCAGTGTCAAAATATAGACAATAACCATCAGGGTTAGAATCAAGGAAGTTCTTGACGACAGCAAGAGAGAAAAAAGTTTTTCCAGTACTAGACTCCCCAGCAATGGCAGTAATCTTATTCCCAGATACGCCACCAAATATAGACCCTGAAACAAGTGCGTTAAAAATGTACGAACCCGTATCAACATACCTTTCAGTGTCATCAATATCGGATGCGAGTTTTGTGTAGTCATCACCAATTTCTTTTACAATTTCAGTTAAAAAATCCATCACTTAACCTTCTCTTTGTGGTAGTTCATTTTATAGGACCAAAGTTTTTGGTAGAGTGCAGTATCACCACCAAGGCGGAGAGCACTAATAATTGTTTCGAGTTCTTTATCGTTAATAGGAAGATTCATCATCCAAAAAATAGTTCTAGATTTACAGTTTTTTCTACATTCCATCCAATCGCATCTAGAATTGCTTTGAGTGGTTCGACAAAACTCTTTTCAAATTGTAGATCATAGTCGATGTATTTGTCAAGATTAAGTTCTCGCGGAAAATCCTGGATGAATGATATAACATTCTCCCGAATGATATTAGGTTTCTTCAAATAGAGGAATTTGATTTTCTCCCCATTATTGATGAGTGAATATTTATTAGTCAGTTTGTTCTCCTTAATATAATGATTAAAAAGTAATGCACCACGGCAATGAATTGGAGTTCCTTTTACATAGATGTCTGCGTAAGAACGATATTTTACCACATCTGACACTGATCTGGGGAAAGCAATCTCTTCTGGAGGAAGAGATTTGAACTCTTTACGGCACTTGTCAATGAAGTCAATAACATCTTCTTCAGTGCCATTCATCATCAACTTAAGACCATCCTTAATCATTTTGCGACAAGGTGCGGGAGTAGAAGATTTGACTGCTTCAATACCCATCATTTTGAGTTTAGGTTCTTCATAACGAACACCTTCACTATCCCAAACATTAAGAATATAACGCTTCTTCGCAGTCCAGATACCACGTTCAGCAATATTCTCACGCTTCATAAACATCTTCTGATCGTAAGCGTTTACGTAATCCGCGAGTTCTTGGTAACAACGGTCAATATACTTTTCAAGTTCCATCTCACACACCTTATTAAGGAACGTGACAACGCTTTCAGTAGTTTTCTCTCTTCCCTTGTATACACTGTCAACCAAAGGACCCAGATTAAGATAAATGGAATCGGTATCAGAAGCAATAACATAATCAACATCATTTGTTTTTAAGATCTTATTGATCTTTTGATTCATCTTATTCTCAATCCAACGGATAGAGACTTGACCAGAAAGCGTAATCGCCTCCGCATTGGCCAGTTTATAGTACCTAAAATACTGATTACCGATAGCACCATAAGCAGAGTTGAGTGAGATCTTCTTAGCCATCTGGATATTGTTGCA